TACTGGTTGAGGGCGTGAATCCCGGCGTGCAGGTAGGTGGCGGCCATCTTCTTGGCCTGCTCCTGCTCGGGGCCGACCGCGACCAGCCTTTCGGCCTCATCAATGGCGACCTCCAAAAGGAGGGCGGTGCGCTCGGCGAGGGCGCGGGAGTCGTCGCGCTTTTCAACCGGCTTTTCAACGCCACCGGCAGAGGCAGTCTTTTTGCCGGGCGGCCCTGCGGGCGGGTCGTAGCGTTTGAACTCGTGCCCGCACTTTTGGCACTGGAACTTGTCGTTGGCGGGGTCGATGGGGCACTTGAACAGTGGGCGCCACTCCACGGAACCGCAGCGGGTACAGCGTATCACGGCAGTCTCCTTGTGGGCGGGTGCTTGTGAATTAAATCAGTCCTTTTAGGTATTCGGACTTCTTGGAGCCCAGGGGCAGTTCTAAAACTGCGTAGTAGCCCAGGTAGGCTTGGGCCTGCACCATGTCATCTTTCGTGTATTCGGCCCCCCGGGGCGGATTGCCCTTGAAGAGGACGGGGCAGACGCACTCGCAAAGGGCGGCGAGGTCCAGGGGGACGTTGCCGTAGACGACCTTTCCCTGTACGTCCTTGGGCGTGGCGTTTTTCTGCCAGAGGACGGGGATGTTGGACAGGACGGGCCGGACGCCCCTTTCGTCGGGCTCGCCCATCAGGCAGAGTCTCGTGGGCGAGCCGTCGGCGTCGGAATAGGCCACGCGGTAGCCCCACTGACTGGCCGGCCACTCCGGGACCGCCTTGTGGCGGGTCACGATGACTGCACTGGATTTCATGACAGTCTCTCCTAAACCGGGGTTGTGAAACAGTAGGGCGAAAAGCCTTTCGCAATCCCCTCGTGGGCTAATAGCCCGGGCAAATAGCCCTTTGGGCGGGGCCCCAGTCCTGTCAATCTACTCGACGAAAAAAGGGGGCGGCGCACTTCGAGTGCGCCGCCCCCTTTCCTTTTAGTGGGCCAGTTTTACCAGGCCCGCCACGTTGGCCAGGCCCAGCATGATTGCCAAGAGGATCAGTTCACGAATTTTAACTTCCATGACAGTCCCTCCCTGAAAGTGGGCGAAGCCAGTCCTTTGCCTAGTCGTACCGCCGGGCGAACCGCCGGTCGGGAGTCCCGTAGACGGCATTGCCGCCGGAGTAGGCCTGGCGGACGACGCCAATGAGCACGCCATCTTTGTAGACCTGGACGTACTCCGTCCGGACCTTCTCCATTGCCTTTGGCGCTTCGGGTTGGTCGGGGATCCTTGCGAACTTTGCCAGGATACTCATCTTACAATCTCCTTTGAACAGTCCGGGGGCGAGCTTTTCGCTCCCCCCGCCGGACGTCGGCGGGGAATAACCCCCGGCACATTTTTTAAGGCAATACCCGCGGAGGGGATTGAGCCCTCTTACCCACCCTCCCTTGAGGCCAGTCGCGGGCAGTCTTTGTCGGGCCGGTCTAGTCGTCCTCGCCGGCGTAAAGGTTGAACAACAACCCGGGGGCCTTTCCAGACCCCAGGGTCATGTGGACGATTTCCCGCCACGAATAGACCCTGTCCGGGATGGGCAGGGGCGGGTGGGCCCTCCCAAACGGCATCCCCCCATAAGGGGGCGCCTCTTTGGCCTGTTCGGCTAGCGCCGTCAAGCGCTGTTCAACCCTGTTCTCTTCTGGCATCGCTACACTCATCCTTTCCTTGTGGCATGCCGAATCCTGTCAGATTGGCATGCCCTTTCCCGTGCATTAAAGCCCCTTAGGGGGCTTTGCCTGGCAGCGGGACCGATCCCATTACCCTTTGCCCTTTGCTCCCTACGCGGGGGCAAGGGCGCAACAAAAAGCCCCCCGGGAAGATTCCCGGGGGGCTTGTGGGATCGGTTTGGCTTAGTTCGGCCGATACTCAAGGATATTGGTGGCGCCCTTCTTTGCTCTGTTCTGAAGACTTCGCATCCTGGCATTCCAGAGGTCCCAATGGGAATCCCATCTTGATGTTTCGGCCACAACGGGCGCCCGGAAGTCTTCAACGAATGGCTTTGGTTCGGCCGGGGGGGAATCATCGCCTAACCTTTCGGGAAGGCACATTGTTTCCACCCCATACGCTCTTGGAGCGGGCGGATTCTTCTCCGGGGGGGAATCATCCTTGTAGAGAACCCTTTCGGGCCGCTTGTATCCTGGAATGAAGCGCTTGACCCATGCTTGAAGCATGGTAAGCTTTCCCGTCCATTCGTTGGCTTCGCGGGCCGTACCATGCTCCTGAGTCATGGCCCACATCTGGAAAATGAGGATAGCCAACTTCGGGAAGTCTGGCCATTTTTCCGAAAGCTTGAACCACAATTGTAGGTTAAACCCTTTTCCCCAGTCGAACCAATCGCTCGGGGCCGGCTGGCCGTTGGCTTGCCATTCTACGCTGTCGAGAGTCTGTTGAATGGATTCGGGAATGACCTTCACGGTCGGTGCAAATTGGTCAGGGAACAAGTCCTTGAGTAGGCGCACGGGGAGTTTTCTCTTTTGCTCCCTTTCCACGTCCCGGGCCCTGGCATTCCTTGCCGATGTGGCTTTCTTGAACCGAACGTTGGGATCCCCCCCACCCGCGGGCGGTAGGACATGTCCGCGCATCCCCGTTTCTTTACCCTTGAATCGGGCGCCGAACCTGACGTCGTGGATGCCCACTTTGGCCAGGATGTGCTGAATCCTCTGGACGGTTCTGCCTTCGGCTGCAATGACGAATCTTTCCTCCGGCCCGTCATAGCTCCAATCTCTCCGGGCCCGAAGTTTGGTTAGAAGGTCATGGGCCTTCTCATAGGCGCGGCCCTGTCCCTTGCGGTCCGTTCCCGGCAAGACATGCCAAAAGACCACTAGTTCCTTGACGCCCCTGACCCTGTTGACCTTCAGAGGCTGGAGCCTGGCGGGCCGCTGTTTTCCGTTTCGTCCCATAGGACTACCCTCCCGTTAACGCCACAAGGGGTGCTTGCCATTGGCAAGCACCCCTTGTGACACCCTGGGCGTTACGTGGTGGCCTTGTAGGTCTTGACAGCTTCTTCAAAAGGCTGCTCGAAGCCGTCCACGCGCAGGATGTGGAAAAGCGTGTAAGCACCTTCCGCCACATACTGCGGCAGGAGCCTGGTTTTCCAGGTAATCCCCTCTTCTGCCGGGTAGCTTAGCTTGAGGATCTTGTTTTTGCTCCCCTCATCCTGCGATTGCCTGATCAGATGCATCGGCACTTCCGCCAAGTCAAAGACGCCCACGAATGTCATGGACGCGTAAACGTCAGAGACCTTCTCCTCCCCCTCATCATTCACCGTGATCTTCTCCCCGGCCAAGACCATTACCTTGCGGGAGAATCCCTTTGCGGTCTTGCGGACTGCATTGGTGAAACGCTCGAACAATGTGACCTGTGCCATAGCGAAACCCTTTCGATCGAGGTGCAGTCTGTCCGAACCGGGGAAACACTCCCCGGTTCGGCCGGCCCGGCACCTCCTCGGGCCGATTCCGCCTAACGTTCCGGCCCGGCAGGGCCATCTGGCCGGGGAGAAACTCCCGCGGCCGGCTAGAGCGGGCGGCCGTCGCCCCGTTTTTCCGCGGGGCCTTGGCCGCTGCCCATACCGTACCACAATTCATTGTGTTACGCAATAGATTTTTCCAGGAATCCAGGCGCATACCCCCCCCTTCTTCGTGGGATTGCATGGCTTGGATGGCTTGCCTACCATGCATGGTCGGGCCCCCCGCTTGCGCCGCTCGTCTATACTCCCCAGGTTGCCCAACTCCCGCTCGCCCGACTTGCCCACCCCCCCTACTCGGTGTACTTCCCCTATTTGCTCTCCCTTTCTCGGCTTGTCTACTCTCCCTAACCTCCCTACTCCTCTCGACTTGCGTAGACTCCCCAGACTGCCCAACTTGTTAGGCTTGCCTACTCTGCCTACTCTCCCGCTCGCCGATGTCGCTCGCCATTCCAGACGGGGGGGGGTGCAATTTGCGAGCGACCCCCCCATGCGAGCGGGGTGTGCTCACTCCGCTACCGCTACAACTTTTGGGCTTGAAACTCCTCCCCCCTGGGAGGTCTTTAGATTAGGCTAGCGAAGGGCATGATACGCGCGCAGCCCTGCCGTGCCCCGCGATTATTTTACCTGGCCGCATCGGAGTTCCATCTCCCCACGCCACTTTGCCTTGTGCTCAGTCTTGGCGTTCCTCACCAGGGAAGGACGTTGAAGTCTTTCGCCGCGGTCGAGTCTCAGGTTCGGGGGACGCTTGGGGTGGCCTGTCTAACCCTGTAGAGGGGCCTCCCGGCGTCGGGCCTGAGAAGGGCGTTTCACCCCGCATCGTTTATGCTTACTCGGGTCCGCGCAGTTCTTGAGTTTATGACCCAGGGGCAATGAACTGATAAGCCCTGGTAAGGCCGTGTCCCGCAGGCTCACGTACGGCCCAGACGTTTCCGCAACCTGGCAGTATCGGGGCAGGAGGGAGGTGTCTGGGGTCAACTCCCAGCTGCAACAATGTGGCGGTGATCATAACCCCACCGCTGGTACAATGTCAAGTGGTCTTTGGGAGAGGGCCTTGTCCAGGACGTTCAACTGTTCCCAGATGTAGACGCCGTAGAACTCGGCCCGGCCGTGGTAGCCCAGGGAGCGGAGTCTTTTATTGGGGCGGAAGCCATTCTTGATTCTTTTCAGCCAGTGTCCCAGGCGGGGCGACGACTCCGGCGGCGGGCTTGACCAGTATTGGGTCACGTCGAATTGGGTCACGGGTCAGTCCAGAGGTTTTTCGTCATGCGCAAGTGCCGGCAGGCAGGCCCTTTGCGGTTTTGGTTTTTCTATCTCTTGCTGGCGCTTTTGGTAGACTTCTTCCAGCTGGGATAGAAGGGTTGGCGTGTCGGAGGCACACTCAGAGAGGATGTCGAGTGTGGTGTCCCGCCAGGCGTTGAGAAGCTCGTGGGCGAGCAACTTCAACCTGTGGACTTCGTCGATCAGCCCCTTGAACTCCATGCTGAGGTAGTCGATCAGGCGCTTCCTTCGGGCCAGGTTCTTGGCATCAAGGGGCCAGTCTTCGACCAGGTGCATGTCCAAGAAGTCCGTCGCCACTTTGCGGTGGTCCGTTGGCAAGGGGGGCGGCTCGGGCTTGACCCTGTAGGGCATCCTGCAAGGGTGGCCCGAGGCGTTGCTGGACCCAGACCCGTTGTGCCTGCCACTCTTCAACTCAGTACCACTTCCGCACGACAAAGCCACCTCTTTCACCTCCTTTCCAGGGGTTGCGGGAATTGGCCCCCGCACCGGCACTCGTCTAGAGAAGTTGGGCCTCTGACTTACTAGAATCTGGTATAGCCCTTGGGGTCCCCCTGAGTCAAGGTGGCAGTCAAGCGGGGCGGGCGTGGGGCGCAAAACGGCTAACATTGCCGTGCACACGTGAGGTCATGTCCCCCAAAGGACTAGGCTAAAGAGGCCAGGTGAGTCATGTTCTTTCCCAAGAGTAATCACGTCTTGTTAAGTGACGCCGACCCCATCTGGTACAAGGCCTTCTTGAAAGCCCTTGCGCAGTGCGGCACTTTGAAGCAAGCCGCAGAGGCGGCCGGCGTGGGGCGGTGGGTCGTCAACGACAGGCTCTCCAGGGATCCTGCTTTTGCGCTTGCGGCTAAAGACGCCATTGAGGACTTTGCCGATGAGCTTGAGCGAAAGGTGGATATCAGAGCCTTTGAGGGCGTGGACAGGGTTCGCACCACTGCAAGGGGCGAGCCCATCCTGGACCCCAGAGACCCTGAAGGTAAAACTATTCTGATCGACAAGCAGTATTCGGACGCCCTTGCCCTCGCCAGGCTCCGGGCCCTAAGACCTGAAAAATACAGGGATAGAGAGCAGGCCCCCGTGGAGTCCAACGTTCAAGTGAACGTGGTCATGAACAACCCGCAAGCCTTGGAAGCGCTAAAAGCCTTAAGGGACGCCATCGTGCCCTCAAAGCCGCCCCCCAAAGAGGTCCAGGCTAAAGTGGTTGAGCCTTCCCCCAACTCCCCCCCCGATTCAAACGGGCAGCCGTGAAAAAGACGCCCGCCAGGTCCTGGTTCGCCGTTTCCCTGCCTTGCTGCCCCGTTTGCAAGAGGCCCTGCCGCCAGTGCCGGGGCTGTAAGAAAAGGGCCAAGTTCGAGCCCCAAGGCAACAAGCCCCGCCCCGCCGCCTGGGTCTTGACGACCAGCAAGGTCGTCAAGACCCCAGATAAGTAAGGGGGCAAGTAAAGGGACAAGTAAAGGGGACAAGTAAAGGGGCAAGTAGGGCGGGCAAGTAGGGCGGGCAGGGTGCTGATCGCCGGCACACTTGGGGGCGCCGGACCCACTTCAAACGTCCACTCACCTAAAAACTTAAGCCTAATAAAAAAGGTCAGTTCCGCCGCGCGGCGGAACTGACTATTCTTTTTAAGCTTAATTCCTTAGGTGTACCGCAAGTCCAAGGGATTAAATCACTTCCCTTCAAAAAGGACTGTCCGAGTCTTCTATGCCCCCCGGGCCGTTTTTCATCCCCCTTTGGACCTTTTGAATGTTCTCAAACTCCGTATTTGCCCCGACCCCCTGGGAGAAAACCCCCTCGCAATCCGGCAGTGCGCACAAGAGTTCCTCGAGCTCCCTCTCGCACAGGGGCAGGCTTAAATAGTGGTCAAAGCCCAGGGTAAAGCAACTCGCCCCCACCCCCCCCAGGGGCCCCACCCCGATCAGGAAGGCTTTAGAACTCTGGGGGAGTTCTCTTAGCCTCTTGATAAGGGCAAGGCCCCTTTGGGCCTGCACCCGCTCTAAATCCAGGAGCACGCAAGCAGCCCCGAAGCGGGCCGCCATTAGGGTCTGAAAGGCGGACGGGCACGCCAGCCCCCAAAAGCCCATCCTTCTTACTAAGGAGGCCCACAAAAGGGCCCTGCCCCTCCCCGAAACGCACAAGACCCGCCTTCTAAAAGGCGCACACGTGACCGACATAAGAGCACCCCCTCTCACAACGTCGTTCTCTAAACAAAGGACACGCCACACGCCGCCCGGCTCGCCCTTCTAAAGCCTTCCGGGGCGCAAGCGCACCTCCCTGCCGTAACCGGGGGTTAGAGGCCAACCCGTCACAAGTCGGCCCCTAGCCAGGGAGTAGAGCAGATTTCAAAAGACTTGTCAATGAATAGTGTTGGGCTCACCCCGACCGGGGCCCGCGAGGGGGGCCCCCGGGTCGACCCGGATGGGGCGGACTTTGCAAGGGCGGCACCGGCCTTTGGTAGTTGGAGAACCGCTCCATTTCCTCCCTTTGCAGGGCTAAAAGCCTCTCCCTTTCAGCCAGGGCCACTTCGGCACTCGCCGGCAGTGGGGGCGGCCCTGCCCCCACCACCCCCGTGCTATAAGGGCCCGGCCTACTTAAGAGCCCCGGCGTGTAGCCTTCTAGCACCACCTGGGCACTTTTGACCCGGCCCTGCTCCAGGAGCCAGTCGTGGTAGGCCGCCCGGGCGGCCGGGTCCTTGGGGTCTTCGTGAAGGGTCAAAACGAAGCCCAACTCGGCGGGCGTTGCCAAAAGCTCAAGCAAGAACGTGAAGTTGTAGTCTAAACTTTCATTCATTGTCCCGCCCCCCCCTCTCCCCCAAAAGCCGCCCGCATTTCCTCTTGACTGGGCCGCACTCCCTCTTGACCGGGCGCCACCCCCACCTCGTGGTAGGCGTAAAGCACCCGGTTGTTGGGGAAGGCCCTCTCGAGTTCCCGCTCCGTCGCTTCAATGGTGCCCCTCTGGGCCAAAGAGGGGCAGTAAAGGACCAGGGCGTCCTTTTCCCCGACGTGCCAGACTTCCAGCTTGCAGTCCTCGGGCAGGGCTATGACGGGCACGCCGAACCTCTCCTTAAGCTCATTGGCAAACACACTGACCGGCGCACCCCCCACCCACGCCGCGGGCACCCTCAAGACCACGATGGCCCCCGGGAAGGGGTAGACTGCTTTTAGGGAGATGGCCCCCTCGGGCAGGTTGTTCTCCTCATAGTAGTCGCAACAGGCTTGAACCGCCGTTTCATCATTCTCCAGGATCGCACCCAACAGCCCCTTCTCCGTGGGGTCCAAAGCCCTGATCTTCAAGAGGGCGCAAAGTTGCCGACGGGCCCTCTCCGGGCTGACCCCCGAACTGGTGGCGCCAAAGGTCAAAAGGCCGTACAGGTCGAAGGCCTCTTTTTTCAACCACTCCCAGAGCCCTTCACTGTCCTTGTTTCTCGGGATCACCTTGACCCTCCTTCCCCCCCCCCTCCACCTCTTCCACGCCCAGGGACTTCCAGGAGCTAACCCCCGACAAGGGCAGGGTCACGTTCTCCCTCCTCTCCACGTCATGACAGTAGAGTAGCCACTGGGGCTCGCCCTTGCCCCTGAGCTTCGACCACTGGATGGCGATGGGCAAGAGCCTCCTCTCCAGGACCTGCCCGGGCCCTAAAACGAATCTCACGAAAACTTGCCTGGAAACTTCCCCACTCAAGACGCCTCCCCCAGCTTTGCTCCTTTTCGCGTAACGAAACCCGACTTTCGTTGCGTTGCACGGCGTTTCGTTGCACCTCGTCGGGCATCTTCAACTCGCCTCACTGAAGCAGCCGCAGCCTCCCCAGTCGAATAGGTCGCACTCACCGCCTGCCTGAACCCTCTTGCGGAAGTCCACCAGAGTTAGCGGACGCTTGGCGGTGCCTCCGGCGCGGTCGGACAGGATTGACACGTTGCCCAGCAGGGCGCGGATGTCCTGCTCCTGGCGGGCGTGGTACTCGAACCGCTCAGGGTGGTTCAGCAACAAGGCGCGGAAGGCGGCTTGACCAGCTTTGCAGCAGTAGCCGCCGCAGTTGGCGTGAGACGAGCCGCGCAGGTACAGCCGCTGCGTCTTGAGCCCCTGCGCCAGCGCCCAAGGTCGGATTTCAGCGGCGGCAACAAAGGGCGGCTCGCACAGCGGGGAGCGAATCGCCCAGCCGTCAGCGGCCCAGCGATTCTTCGCCTTTTCGTGGCGGTCGCGCTCCGACCAATGGATGCCTAGAAATACCGTCGTGACGGTCGGGTCGCAATTCTCTTTCAGCCAGCGCCGGGCCATCTGTCGCTTGAGGATTTTGCTGCACGGGTCTACCAGGCTATTCCCAAGGAATCGTTCGTCTCGGTACACCTCCCAAGGAGTCCGGCCGTCCGCTATCCAGACCAGTTGCGGTACCAGCGACATCGCCTGCTGTCGCAAATTAACCAACGCCGCCTTCCTTTCCTCAAGCCGGCCCGACTCCAAGGTGGGCAGCGACAATGCTGTTGCGGCCAGGTCTCGCACGACGGGCGTCAGGGCATCGAAGACGTTGGCGGCCGACTCGATTAAAAAGCGGTAGGTGTCCTCGTCTTCAATCAAGGTGTCGGTGAACAACAGACGCAGGGATGTCCCAGTGGTGCTGCGGAAGACCAGCTTGTTCGCAGCCCAGGATGCTTCGCCTCCCGAGAGTAAGCCAACGTGGTCAATCCTTGCCATCGTCACCCCCCCCCACGGCAGCAGCCAAGAGGGTCGCTCGCGCCCACGAACTGAAGGTCTTGCCCGCCTTTCTGGCTAAGGAGTCCAAAAGTCTCACTTCCCCGGGGCGCAGGCTGACCTCCCTGCGCACGTCCATCCGCTGTCCCGCCTTGAGTCGTGGGCGACCTCGCTTTTTGCGTTTGCGTTTTTCTCCAACAGAAAAACCGTTGACCGTGCTCGCTTTCACTGTTATCGTCACTCCTATATGGGCCTGCGTGCTCCACGCGGGTCTGACCGGGCGAAAGAAGCCCACCTGAAGCCCGGAGACAAACGGAGCGCAACAGGATTGCAGCCTCCTCGCAAATTGAGGGGGTAAACATCCTGCGCGCCTTTTGTCTCCGGGCTTTTTTGTTTTTTGTGGCAGGGGGCACGCGCCAGCGCTTACCCCGCCGTCGCTCTGAGGGGCATCCTGATGCGTCTGAAGGGCATTCGCGGCCCCATTCCTAGGCGAAAAGCCGCGAAGAAAAATGACGCAAATCCACTGCTGCCATTTACTTATGGCGACAAACTTCCTATAATTCCAGTGGACAAAAAAGAGCCTCCGGGGTTGCTTGGAACAGCCCCGGAGGCCAGATGCGACCGGCGCAGTAACGCCAGAAGCACCCTCGCAAGTCATTCTAGCGTTCCTGCCCCTGACTCGGGAGGGGAACGCTCCGTGGACATGCGGGAACTCAAGGGCCTGGAGATCGCGGCCCGCTGCAAGATCATCTTCAAGGACGGCGCCTGGGTCGTTCCCTCTCAGTCCGGCAATGGCACTTACACCGTCATCCTCTCGGCGGCAGGCGACCGCTGCACCTGTGAAGACTTCGGCCTGACCGGCAAGCCTTGCAAGCACGTCTTCGCGGCGCGCATCGTCCGCGAGCGCGACCACGGCGGCGCTGCCGTGCCACTGGACACCGATGTCGTCCCCAAGCGGCCGACCTACCCGCAGAACTGGCCGGCGTACAACCTGGCGCAGTCCGTGGAGAAGCACCGACTGCAAGTGCTCCTGGCCGACCTGTGCGTCGGCATTCCCGAGCCTCCCTACGCGGGCACCGGCCGCAAGCCGATCCCCATTGCCGACCAACTCTTCGCCGTCGCCTTCAAGGTCTACAGCACCGTCTCCACGAGGCGGTTTAACTGCGATCTGCAGGACGCCCACAAGCGCGGCTACCTGTCCCGTTCGCTGCACCACAACAAGGTGAACTGCTTCCTGTGCGACCCCGACTTGACCCCGACCCTCAAGCAACTGGTGGCGCAGAGCGCCCTGCCGCTGCGCAGCGTCGAAGTCGATTTTGCCGTGGACAGCAGCGGCTTCAGCGCGTCGAAGTTCGTCCGCTGGTATGACGAGAAGTACGGGGTCGAACGGTCGGGGCATGATTGGGTGAAGGTCCACATCGCCACCGGGGTCAAGACCGGGGTTACGACGGCGGTCATCATCGAGGGGCGGGATGCGGCCGATTGCCCACAGTTCAAGCCTCTGATGCAGAAGACGGCCGAGAACTTCGACGTGCGGGAAACGTCCGCCGACAAGGCGTACCTGTCGGTGGAGAACGTGGAAGCCATCGCGGCGATGGGCGGGACCGCCTTCATCGCGCCGAAGGTCAACACCACGGGCGGCGTCGGCGGACTCTTCGAGAAGATGTTCCACTACTTCCTGTACCGCCGTGACGAATTCCTCGGCCACTATCACAAGCGGAGCAACGTCGAATCGACCTTCTCGGCGGTCAAAAGGAAGTTCGGGGACGCCGTGCGCAGCCGCAACCCGGTGGCGATGGTCAACGAGGTCTTGTGCAAGTTCCTGCTCAATAACCTCTGCGCGGTCATCCTGGCGCAGATCGAACTTGGCATCGACGCCGCCTTCTGGGCGGACGACGGGCAAGCCAAGGATGTGCTGCCGCTGGTGCGGCCGGGTTAATTCCATTGCGTTGCACCCCGATTCGTTACGTTACTCCGAAAAGGAGCAAAGCCCGCCTCCCCCCCCTAAGGGTTTCTTCTAAGACAACGGGTGTCAGAGCGGTTGCGAACTTGAATCCCCGCACGGGCATTTAGTCGTCGCGGACGAGGTGGTGCAAGGCACAAGTCTTGCACAGATACTTCTTTAGGGTTTGCAACAGGTGCGGGGAGTCTAGCCCGCACGCTCACGCTTTGGCCTATTTTATACCAGGAGGTGGGGTGCAACAAGACGTTACAATTTTGTCGGGCCCGGTCCCTTGAAGGGGCCCCTTTTGGGCCACTTTGGGAGGCAAAATGCTCTCGGGGAGGACCCCCAGCGGGGGGTCGCAAAGGGCCACCTGGGGGTTTTGGCCGCCCCCCTGGCTGGCCACCAGGGAGGGGTCCCTGCGGCCGACCAGGTGGTCCAGGCTCACCGCTAAAACGTCACACAACCTTATGGCAGTGTAAAGGGATGGCCTTCTTTTATCGGCCTCGATCATGACCAGGGCCATTCTTGAAACCCCGGTCCTGCGAGACATCTGCTTAATAGAGATGCCCGCTTTCAGTCTCAGCCACTTGATCCTCCCCCCGGGGGTGAAGAGGCTCCTCTCCCTGAACTTGCTCATCATGTTGTGGCTTTGCGCCACTTTTTTCCCATCCCCCCTGTCGGCCACGAAAACGTCCTTGTCGGCACTAATGCCCAAAAGCCTGGGCTTGCCGTTTCGGGTGTCCTTGGCAACTTTGGAGTGGGTGAAGGACTCCTCCGCGTCGTTGTGATTAAAGAGCCCTTGTCTGTGTTTGGCCCGGGATATTAAATCCTCCATCTTGCCCTGGGTGCCGGGAAGGTTGCCCGTGGGCAGGGGCAAAGGCCTGGGCTCGCAGCTGTCCAGCTTACTGGGCGGCGCCATCTTCTTTCTGGGCATGTCTAAAGGCCCCTTCGCCCCTCCTACGCCTTCTTCCTTTCCAGCACCCTTCCTATCTCTTCCAAGGCCCTTCCAATGACGCCGTTTAAGTGGACGCAGTGCTCGTAGAGGTCGCTGGAAAGGGGGCTGACCCTTATCGCCTTTCTGTTGTCCGCCTGGCTTAATGTCGCCCCCACCTGCGCCATCGCCTCGGTGAGGCTTTGGTGCAGTTCATCCAGGCAGGAGGAGATTCTCCGGACGGCCATTTTCAGGCCCGCCACTTTTCTGTTTCCCGGGAGCACTTTATACCCGGGTGCCGTCCAGGGAAAAGCGGCGGGCCTTTAGGCCACTAAAAGGCCACTAAAAGGCGTGTCTTTACTTCTTGTGGCTTTGGGAGTGGGCCTGGGGGTGGGAGTGAGTAGAAGACTCCGCCCTGGCCCTGTGGTGGTTCTCCACGGGCTGGGCCACGGGAATCTCACCGGAGGCCGTAAAGGCCGGTTTAGGCGCCGGTTCTGCTTTCCCAGAGGCGGCGGACTTGGCCAACCTTGAAGCACAGGCCTTGAAGTCCCCCAACATCTCTTCAAAGTCGGCCAGGCTGCCCCTCTCTTTAACAAGGGCCTCCACTTGCCCCAGCACCCCTTCCAAGAGGGCCTTGACCCTCTCCTCAACGTTCTTTGGCTGGGCGGCGTGGGCGTTGACGCTTTCGACGTCGGCGTGGATCATGGTATTCCCCTTAACAGAGTTCGGGCGAAACGCCCATTCTACCGGCAAAAATACTGCCAGGCCGAGACCACTACGAGGACGATCATGACGCTGATCAAAAGTCCGGCCGCGAAGACCACTGCCTCTTCCATAAAGGGCGGCCGGGTCAACTCCAGCCAGTCCCTGGAGACCCCGGTCCCCTTGCAGGCCACGCAAGCAATTCTCACGGGGCCGGCCCTCTTTTTGGGCCCCAGCGGCCTCTTGCCCGTCCCCTTGCAGAAGCGGCAGGGTTCCTTCATGGCGGTCACCCAGGTCCGTTGCCGGGACTGAGCCCTTTCGGACAGTCGGACTTGGCACACGAGGTCACGGCTCAGCCCGGCCCCGTCAAACGGACCCCAGAACGCTTAGGGCAACGAGCCGCAAGTGTCCGGAGTTGCTCAGTGGTCCCTCAGGCCCCCCTTGGTCTGCAACGCCGCCAGGGGGATGCCGAAGTGTTTTATCAGCCAATCCGAGACGGCGGCCTTGGGCTGGTCGGCCTTCAGTTCGTCCCTTAACCTTCTCACCAACCCCTCCCAGATCGGCGGGCTGCCCACGTTGTGGTTGAGCCGGTCAAAGAGTAAGTCGATCAACTCGCCCACGGCCTCTGTGGTTTTGTCGGGCATGAGGATCCCTCCTAAAAGAAAAAGGCCGGGGGGCTCTGGTGTTGGCAAGGCAGAGAGGCCCCCCGGCCCGCTTCGACTGGAATGGCCTTTATACCAAAGTCCCCTGCTCAAGGCTACCGCCCCCAAGGCTACCGCCTCCTGCCCCCGCCCACCACCACGGCACCCCCCGGACCGGCTGCCGCTACGAAGCCCCTGCGACCCAGGCCCCTGCGCCCCCCTGCCACCTGCACGCTGGGCCCGCCAAAACCCGCTGAAGCGAACACACTTCCCCGCCTGCCCACTTGAACACTGGGCCCGCCAAAGCCGAAGCTACTGCCCCCTACGAAGCCCCTTCTTCCAAAACCTCCGTTGTTCCACCACCTCCCAAACTGGGCCCTTGCCCCCCTAATTCTCCAACTGTCAAAGGGGAAGAACCGCCTGGAGAAGGTGTCGAAACCGTAGAAGAACCCGAACCTGTTGCGATAAATGGGGAAGCTCCCAAAGCCGTACACGTTTCCAAAGAAGGGGCTAAACCCATAGGACTGAAAGAGCGAGAAGGGGGCATACCCAAAAGAGTAGTTCGAGGGCAGGCTGAAGTTTTGGGAGTAACCCTGGGAGGGGTAGTCCTGCTGGGGTAGTGAATAGTTCTGCTGGGAGTAGTCCTGTTGCGGGTAGCTCTGGGAGTAGTCCTGCTGGATGGGCTGGTTTTGGTAGCCCTGGGTGGAGAAGTTCTGGTTGGAGAAGTTCAGCCCCGAAAGCTGGTAGCTCAGCCTGTACTGCAAGACGGGCTGGATCTGGAACTGGAGCGTGGGAAGCTGGATGGTGGAGAAGGCGCTTGGGACCACAAATTGAGAGAAGGGCTGGTACCCGTAGGAGAAGCCGCCAAAGCCACAAAAACCGCCGAAGTAGCAGGCCCTGGCTTCACTTCCCCAAAGGCAGGCCGCCAGGAGGGCAATCGCAAAGGTCTTCTTCATGGTTTTTCCTTTACTTCAAGGCGTCAATGTAAGCGGCCAGGGCGTCGTACTCATCATTATTCAGGGGCGGCCCCCCTTGCGGCATGGCGCCGGGAGTGGTGGGGGCCCTGCTCGTCCTCTTCAGGATGTTCAACTGGACCTTGTGGTCCATGCTCAGGACACTCCTTCCGTCCGGACTCAGGAGGGCCAGTGATGTTTTAGGGTTCAGCTTGCCCTGGGTGTGACAACTCCCACAACGACTCTGGAACACGCTCAAGCCCGTCACCTGGCCCCCACCGGGACCTTGAGGATTGTTGCCCCCCCCAGGCCCCTGACCTGGCCCCTGACCTGGCCCCTGGCCGCCTTGCCCCTGCGGCCCGGGTGTCGTTCCGGGGGGCTCCCGAGACATGGGGGGGGCTTTGCCCTCCAGGGCGTCCAGCCTTTGGTTGATTCGCTCCAGGGCCGCCAAAATGGGGTCCTGGCCCGTGTTGCCCAGGCCATTGACCCCCTGGCCCTGCTGGTTGTACCCCTGGGCCTGCACTTGTTGCTGGGCGTAGGACGCCTGGCTCTGCACTTGTCCTACGGCAGAAGCCCCTACGGTGGGTGCCGGAGTCCCCGACACCAGGGCAGTTCCATAAGCGGGAATGACCGTGGCCACGCTCACAATGGGCGTGATGACGGGGGGAACGTTGTAGGGGTAGGAATACCCCGCAAAGTGCCCGTAGCCTTGCAGGTACCAGCACCCCCCATACCACCTGTAGTAGCCCGCCGGGTACCAGAGACCTCGCCACCAGCCCGCCTCATGATAATGGTAATACCCGTCATAAATGCTTGAGTAGCAGGGCGAGTAGTAACTGGGGTAGTAGGAGTAGCCGCACCCTCCTGCTCTAACGGGTCCATTCACAAAGGGCAGAAGGCACAAAAGTGCCACAAGGGCAAGCCACACAAGGACTTTCATGGCACTATCGCTCCTTTAATTGCCAAAGACAGGACTGTCCAGGCCTCCTCCACGTGCTCGCGCCTGGCCGTGAACTCGGCCTTTCGGGCGTAGCCGGTCAAGATCACGTCGGCGTTGGCGCCTTTCGCGGCGGCTGCCAGCGTAAAGGCTTTACGCATTGTATCTTGATCGACGCCCAGTTCCAAAGCCAGCTGCTCTGAGGAAACCTGGTCGTCCTGGTACCTTTTAAAGGCCTCCCTGTAGGCCGCACTGACCCGTTCAGGGGTCCAGCCGTTGCCAAGGAGCCGGACCAGGGCCCTCTTGTAGATCAACAGGCTTAGGTCATACTTGTCCTGGAGGTTTCCCAGGTAGAGGGCCTGTAGTCTTTTCAGCTTTTCATAGCTGACCGAGGTGATCAGGGCCCCGTCCTTTTTGAGTTCGATCTTGTAAAACTCCCTGGCCCAGTCGTGGATGGGGCGCAGGCCTTCCACGTGGCACCTGATGCAGGAGATGGAGGCGTGCACCCTGAGATCATTGGAGGTGCTCTGCTTGTCTGCCGCTATGAAATCGGGCACGGTGTCCTGGAGGGTTCCCTCTTTATTATTCACGGCGGCCAGGCCGAACAATTCATTGGGGAGGGTGAAGTAAACTTCATTGGCGTCGGCGTTGTCGAAGAAGTCCCCGTTCCTCTGGACCTTGGCGTTTTGTTTCCCTACTGAAGTTTTCACGTCATAGGTGATCCAGACCCCCCCAGTAATGGCCGGCTCATAAAGGATCTGGCGGTTGTTCTTGGCCACCCCCGAATCAGGGACGATTGCCGCCACCTCCTTTAAGATCTTTTGGGCCAGTTTTTCGTTCAACCCCGTGAGCTTCCTGATGTCCTGGTAGTTCTTGATGCCCAAGAAGGCGTAGTAGCCGGCAACTCTATCAACGTTCTGCGAGGTGTAAAAGAAGAACCAGTCGGCCCTCACAATGGGCACCTCGCTGGAGCACAGCCTGGCAAGCTCCAAAATGTCCTTTTGGGGCAGGGCCGGGTTGGCGACTGAATAAGACTTGCCCGCCTTGACGGTGACGGGGTAGGAGCCCCTGTCATAGGAGTCGCCCTTTTTATCGACCCCTCCGGGCCAGAACTCTTCCCTAGTTACATCGACGTCGGCGATCACCCTTGAATGGAAGTAGGGCTCCACGTCTTTCAACCTTTCAAAGACGGCCGGGTCCCAGCCGGGGTCTCGAAGATCAATCCTCACTAAATTAGGGTTCAACCAGACCGAGTTGGGCAGTGCCGTGTTGGTGATGACGGGGAATGGCTGTGGCACCAGGAAGAACTCGGCCTGGGTGGAGAGGCTATTTACGTGGAAGATGAAGGCCGCCTTGAACTGGAGCCTCTCGTCCTGCGGGATGGAAGAAAAGTCAAAGTACCTCACGTAATAAGGGGCCTGTGGCGGCAGCCTGTGGGCGTCGAAGAGGGCGGCCTGCACACTTTGAGAAGGGTCGGCCTGGACGGTGGCAGACAGGACCAGGGACAACAAAAAGGTCGAGGCTTCCCTCTTCTTCCAGTCTCTAAAGAGGTGGGTGGCCGTCATTTCTGCACCCAGGCGCCTACGAGGCAGCCCGCCACGCCGCCCAGCTGGTAGAAGAAGAAGTCGGCCCAGGCCCTCTTGTATCCATGACTTTCGTCGAAGGTCACGTCGTACCAGAACTCTTTAAAAGCCGCGAAAAGCGCCCAAAGGCCCAGGACCGCCCAGACGTTGAGGCCCGCTAATCTGGCCGCCAAAAGGACGACCATGGAGGCCAGGGCCATGTTGACCCGCCTGATGAGCCTGTGGCGGCCGTTGGGGGCCCTGGGGCGCTCTTGCACGACTTTCTCCACCGCCCGCACCACGCGGGATTTGCACCCGCGTTCTCACTTCTACGCCCGCGTGAGAAACGACGTCAAAGACCGCGGGTCAAGCCGGAGCGGGCGGTGGATTACGCTTGCCCCGCCCGCACCCCCTACGGCCTGAAGACGGGCACCCCGTTGACAAGCGAGATCAAAATTCCGATGACCACCAGGACTGCGAGAATGGCCAGGACAATGTTGGCAATCTTCTTGAAGGGCTCGGGCGGGTTCACATACCCAATCAGCCAGTATAGAAGCCACCAGACCAGTCCGGCGATAATGAGATAAATGACAAGCTGGACTGCCCCCGAAAGGGAGATCATGCTCAACCCCTCTTTCAGGTCCCGAAGACCAAAAAGGTGGTCAGAACCCCTCCCAGGGTCCTCTTGAGTAAGTTCCAGCCCGGCTGGATGGCGGTCGGCGTGGTCTCGGTGATGACGCCGCCCAGGTTGCCGTTGACCGCCAGGCGGTAGGCCAGAAAGTAGGGGTCACTCGCCGCCGCGGAGTAGGGGCTGGTCTGCACGTACCAGTTGGGCACTTGAGTGGGCGGCCCGGCGACGCCGTTACTCTTGGGGACGCTTGTCGAGGAAGAGGGTGCCACACAGCCGCCGACGGCCAGGCCGTACTGGGTGAAGAGTTGCTGGGCCGTCAATCCTATCCACTGTGGCGGCGCCCCGCCCTTGTAGCCCGTGGAGAAGCCCTGGGGGAAGACGATGAAACTGGCCTGCTGCTCGGGCCAGTACAGCTGTCTTCCGTCGGGCAGGATGATGTTGTCGGGGGTAAAGAGCGGCCTCAAACCAAAGGAGATGGTCCACGCACCGACGGCCCCGGCCCCGTCGGTGCGCATGTAGTAGTTGAGTTGACTATTGGGCCCGAACTGGATGTCGCCGGAGAAGGTGACCAGGCGGTTACTGTCCAGGCTGGAGAGGCGGTTTAACAGGAAGTTGTTCTGGTTGTCAAAGTAGCTGCCCTTGACGAAGTTGTTCCTCCCGCGCAGGGGCACGTAGACGCCGTAGACGTAGCCCAGGACGCGGCAGTTGGAAATGCCCATGTCGCGGCCGTAGTCGGCGGCCGTAAACAGGCCAGTGGCCGAGCCAGGGGGCGGCCTGTCGAAGTCGCAGTTGGCGACGGAGATGTCCCCCGAGGAGCCGTTTAAGCCAAAAGAAATCGAGACGTTTCTACAGACCAGGGTGTCCACCACCGTGGAGGGGTTCGGAATGGGGTGCGTCATCTCCTGGTGGTAGTTGAAGTCCGTCCCGTAGTAGGCGCCGCCGACCTTGTTGTTGAAGAACTTGGGGACGCTGACCACCTGCGGGTCGATTAACGTCAGGCCCTGCCAGTCACTGGGGTCCACGGTGTAGGCGGCCCAGAACTGGGTCTGGCCCAGTTGGGGCTGGATCAGCCCCGTGTTCCAGTACTTGAAGCCGGCGTAGACGGAGTAGCAGGTGTTGTTGGTCATGGTGCAGCCGGGCGACTGCATCCAGAAGCCCTCGCCCGAAAAGCCGAAATCCTGGATGGCATTTCTCTTGGAGACCGTCAGGGGGTCGTTGATCTGCGAGAGGGTCGTGACGGCGACGTTGGAGTCGAAGACGCCGATCTCGCTGCCGGCTTCGGTGACGAAGGAGGAGCCGAAGACGTCAAAAGCAACGTTGTTGGCGACGTTGACCCTTGAGCGGTGGTTGACGAAGCCCCAGCCGGGCGAGCCCCTCAGGAAGTTGCCCGTACACTGGCCCAGCGGGTCGGCGTCGTTGATGCCGGCCCAGAAGGTTTCGTGGAAGTGGAAGCCATACCTTCCCACTTGATTAGTGCCCGGCGCCCCGGGGGCCCCGTTGGCCAGGGGTAAACTCTTGTCAGTGCGTCCGGTGTTCAAAAGGGCGGCGTTGTTGAACTGCACATCTTGATTGTGCATGAACATCACGTGCCCGTAGCGGGAGGGGTCAATTCCCCCGGGAACTTGCACGGGGACGCTGAGGGTGACGAGCTTGCCCCCGGAGGCCTCGACGCTGGTGACGGTCACGCCGCTGGGGTGGTCGTACTGGGTCTGGGCTGAAAGGGTGGCCCACCAGGCCGAACCCGAGGCGTGGAGGCTTGCGATCGTGGCGATCTCGTCCTGGCTGGCGCCGGGGGCCCCGGGGAGTAAGAGGGTCTGGCCGGGCTGCCAGCTTGAGTTGACGGGCGTGGAAAAGAAGACCGCCTGAGACCTGGGGGGCGAGTCCTGGATCGTAACGGCCGTGGAAGGAGTGCCGCCGGGCGGGATCACCACGGTAGTAGTAGTGACGACCTTGGTGACCCACTTCTGGTTGGGCGGTGATTGCAGGGTAATGCTTCTGTACTCGTTGGCTACTAAAACAGGGAAGTTGCTCCCGTAAGCCAGGTGGTCGTTTCCTATGGGGCCCGCCAGGGTGACCGTGGCCCCGGAGACCGAGGAGATGGCAATTTCCTCATCCAGGGTTCCCCAGGTTCCCGGGATGAGCAAAGTGTCCCCGGCCTTCCAGTTGACGGGCGGGCTTGAAAAGGTGAGCGTGGTGGCTCCCGCTTTCACATCCCCAGTCAGGGCGGCGTAGGGCGTGATGAAGTCGCCAAAAACCCTTGTCGTGCCCATGTTCAACAGGCCGCGCGAGAGGTGGTTGTAGTCGTCGGGGAAAATTTGGTCCAGTGTCCCCGTGTTGGCGAAGGTGATGGTGGCCGTAAAAGGGCGGGCGATGGGCGTTGTGGAAGTTCCAATATTGATCTCGCCCCAGGGGGAGTTGGTGGGGTTGTCGTCCTGGCCGCCAATTAAGGTGTCTAAAGTAAGTCCCGTGTTGGCGCCGGCCTGGAAGGTCAACTTCCCGTTAAACCGCACGCTCCTGAAGACCGGGGTGATGACTTGATCCACGTTGACAGTGATGCCATTAGGTATCCAGACATTGTCTCCGTCCTTGGGAAGGGTGCCGCCCCAGGTGTTTGAAGAGGACCAGTTGCCGCTCCTTTGCGCCGTGGCGGTGGCGATCGAGGAGGGCACAAGTCCGGTAAAATAGTCGCACTCCTCGCGGTACTTGGGGTTGGCGTCGCAGACGGCCGTCATTGTTTCTCTCCCTGGGGTGTAAAGTGGCCACTCTGGTTGCCGCCCGCCCGCCTGCTAGGTGGGCAGCGGCGTCTTGGGCTGGATGACCTGCTGCTTCAAGACGGGCGATACGCTGGGCGTGAAGAACTGGTCGCCGCCGTAGGCGGCCGTGATGTTGTGGGTCCCCACGCTCAGCGTACCAATGGCGAAGAGGGCCTGGCCGCGGGAGTCGATCGTCAGGACGCCCAAAACGGCGACGCCGTCGATCATGGTCACCGTCCCCGTGGGCACAAGAGTACTGGGGTGCGTGGGGATGACCGTGATGGCGAAGGTGATGGTCTGGCCGAAGTTGGAGGGGTTGACGTTGACGATCAAATTTACAAACGTCGTACCGCCCTGGGAGACGGTCTGGGTTAATGTCGCCTGGCTGGGCGTGAAGTTGACGTCCCCGGAGTAGCTCGAAGTGATGTTGTGCGTGCCCGGCGAGAGGCCGCTGGTGGCGTAGACGGCCTGCCCGCCGCCCATGACGGCGGTGGCCAGGTTCGTAGTCCCGTCCTTGAAGGCCACCGTGCCCGTGGGGTTGCCCGCCCCCGGGGGGCCGGCCGTCACGCCGGCCGTCAGAATCACCAGCTGGCCACTTACAGCGGGGTTGCCCGAACTGGTCAGCGTGGTGATGCTACTGTCCTGGACCACGCTCAAGGAGGTGGTGCCCGTACTGGTGGCGTAGGTGCCGTCACCCCCATAAGCGGCACTCAAGGTGTGCGCGCCCAGGGCCAGGGCCCCCGTGGTTATGGCGACGCTGCCGTTGACCAGGTTGCCGGTCCCGAGGACGGTCTGGCCGTCGAAGAAGGTGACGACCCCCGTTGGTATCCCGGCGCCGGAGGCGGGAATGACGGTGGCGGTTAAAGTCACGCCCTGGCCGTAGACGATCTGGCTGGAGGAGGCGGCCAGGGTGGTCACACTGGCCAGCTGACCGGGGTTGGGCTGGATGCCCCAGACCATGAAGGTGGTCGCCTGGCCGTTGATGGTCCTTTTGATCAGGTTCCAGCCGACGGAGAGGGTCACGGGGGTCGGGTCGGTGACGATCGGTCCCTGCGAGCCGTTGGTGACGACGGCGTACTGGATCGTGTAGGGCTGATTAACGTTGGCCGAATCGACGCTCATCTGCTGGAACCAGACGTTGATGGGCGTGGGGGGCCCGGCCAGGCCGTCGGTGCCGGGGATGGGGACCGCACCGGGCGGTGCCACACTGCCCCCCACGGCGATGCCGTAGCTGTTCCAGATTTGCTGGGTCGTCATGCCGATCAGCTGGGGGGGGATGCCCGTGGGCCCCACGGGCAGGCCGATTCCACTGGCGAAGGGCACTGCTGCCGCCACCTGCTCGGGCCAGTACAGTTGCCTGCCGTCGGGGTAGAGGATGTTGTCGGGCGGGAAGAAGCTGCGCACGCCGTAGGAGAGGGCAAACCCGTAGGCCGAAAAGACCCCCGTGGTGTTCAGGTTGTACTGGGTGGTGACCGTGCCGCCGAAGGTGATGGTGCCCGTGAACTGGAGGAAGCGGTTGCTGTAGCGGTTTCCCGACTGTCTGGGGATCAAAAACGCCGTGGGGGCGTCGTAGTAGCCGCCCTGCACCAGGTTGACCGTCTCGCCGGGCAGCATCACGCAGGTCTTGCAGTTCTCCATGTGCATGTTGAGTAACTTGATGCCGTCGGCGTAGGCACCCGCGCGCATGTTGACGCTGCCCGTAGAATTGTCGCCCTTGCAGGTGCAGTTTTGGAAGGTGATCCTGCTACTGTCGCCGTTCATGTTGAGGTTGGTGGGCGCCAGGTCGGCGATCAGGGTGTCGATGACCGTGTAGGGCCTGGGGATCGGGACCCCCAGGTTCTGGTGGTAGGAGATCGTGGCGGAGTTGCCCGAGCACCAGGCGGCCTGGTTTTTGTAAAAAAGCGGCATGCTGACGGCTTCGGGGTCCAAAAGCGGGACGCCGGGGAAGTCCTGGGGGTAGCGGGTGTAGGCCGTCCAGAACTGGCAGACGCCTAGGGTTCCGCCCTCGTTTAGGCCGATGTTGTACCAGAAGTAGCCGGTCTGGCAGTTGAAGGCGATGTTGTTGGACATCGAGCAGCCGGGGCTTTGCAGCCAGAAGCCGTCGCCCCCGAAGCCGAAGTCGTTGAGCCTTGAGCCCTCCAGGAAGGCGCCGTTGGCCACCCCCACGGCCCTCGCGGCGACGTTGTTGTTGTAAAGGCCTATCTCGTTGCCGGCCTCGTTGACGATGCAGGCCCCGAAGTTGTTGACGCAGCAGTTGCTGTCGAAGTTGACGTTGCTGGAATGATTATCAAAGCCCCAGCCGGGCGAATTGGTCTGGTAGCAGTTGAGCACGGGGATCATGGGGTCGTTGTCGGTCACGTTGATCCACATGCAGCGGTGCAGGTGCAGGGCGTAGCGACCCACCTGATTCGTGCCCGGAGTTCCTATCCCCGTGTTCTGGTCGAAGGTGCCGTTGTTCAGGTGGACGCTCTTGTCGGTACGACCCAGGTTCACGAAGGCGGCGTTGGCGATCACGCAGTCGTTGTTGTGGCACTGCATGACGTGCCCGCCCCTGGTGGTGGAGGCCGTTCCTGTTATCAGGACGTTGCGACGGGTGTTGATGACGGGCAGGGTGGCGTAGGTGGGCAGGGTGTGGCTGTAGGTGCAAGTCCCCGTGAGGGTGACCACCGAGCCCGAGATCGAGGTGACGGTGACGGACTCATCCTGGTTGGCGGTGTTGGTTCCGGGCAAAAAGAGAACATCCCCGGCCGACCAGTTGGTGGGCGGGGCCGAAAGGGTGACGGTCCCATCGCCCGCTGTAATCGAAGAGCCCAGGGCCACCCAGGGCTGGATGTAAGAACCATAAATGGTCAGCTTGCCCATGGAGATGAGTCCCCGGGCCAGCTGCTGCCAGTCGTTGGGCCAGATGGCGGCCAGGGTGCCGGTGTTGGAGAAGGTGATCGTGCAGGTGTGGTTTGAGGCAATAGGGGTGGCCTTGGTGCCTATTCTGATTTCGCCCCAGGGCAGGGTGGTGGGGTTGTTGTCCGTCCCACTGACAATGGTGTCTACGGTCAGGGAGGTGGTGGCGGTGGGCGAGAAGTTGAGTACCCCCTGGTTTAGGATGGCCAGGATGGAGTTGACCACGGTCCCGTCAACGGTAACCGTGATGCCGTTGGGGATTAGGACGATGCTGCCGGCACTGGGCAGGGCGCCGCCCACCCACGTTGAAGTGCTGTTCCAGTTGCCCGTTACAGCCGCCGTGGCCGTGACGGAGGTCGCGGGGATCAGTGCGTCCAGGTAGTCGCACAGCTTCTCGTAGTCGGGGTTGGTTTTGCAGACGACCGTCATGGGTAAATCCCCCAGCCCGTTAACGTGGGAGTCCTGGAACGCTTCAGGCCTCCACGTTACAGGGCTTTGGGATTCAAAAGCCAGCTAGGGGGTGTCTGCTCAGAGGCCGAACTTCTCGAAGGAGTAGTCGTCGTACCAGATGTTCTCGTCAGAACAGACTAAAGACTTGACTCTTGGATTAGGTGCTGACCCGATCCAGAACTCGCAGCTGGTCCTGACGCGGTTGGAGCCCTGGTGCCACTGGAGGAAGTCGGCAAGTTTTCTAAGCCAGTCGGCCCGGGCCATCCAGAAGTTGCCACAGAAGTGCTTGTGGTAGTAAAACCAGTCCACCCCCACCAGGTCGTAGTCCTTCAAGAAGGCCATGTTCTCGCGCCACTTTTCAACGACGTGCTTCTCCATGAGCCGTCGCCACTTTTGTTTACCTTGGTGGGAAGGGGCGCTGACGCCCTTGGTGTGGAAGTAGAGGAATGGCCTTTCTGTTTCCTTGGCCATCCTTTCGATCAGGAGCATGGCGAAGGTTTCATAGTGCAGCACATTTTCGTCGGAACGGTCAATCTTCAGAGTGACACCCTGGTCCTGGGCTTCCTTCAGGAGCCAGTCGAGGCCCTGACCGACGAAAGTGGCGTGGACTTCCGTAAGGTCCTGGGCCTTGAGAAGTGCTAGCTGCTCTTTGGCAACCTCTTTCCAGGACCCCAGGGCGGCGCAATGCCATACCACAATGGGCTTTTCGGCATTTTCCAGTGTCTGAACAGTGCCGTACAGTTTTTCGGCCAGGTAGCACCAGCAGCTGGACGAGGTCAGGTGGATGTCCTTGATGAGCATTCCGTTCAGAAGGACGTCCTGGTAGGCGTCGGGCATGATCCGCCAGTAGTCTCTTGGGTAGCGGTGCATGGGGAAGCCGTTGGCAGGGCTTGTGAGGATCAGATGGCCCCCTGGGACGAGTAGAGAGCGCAGGATTTCCACGCTCTTTATGGGGTCCTTGTCATGTTCAAGGGCTTCGCAACACAGGATGGTGTCAAACTCAGGCTTTAGGAGCCTGCCTAACTCATGAAACTCGGCCGTCATGTCCACGCCGGGCCCTGCGCAAGCGTCTACGCCTAGATAAGAGGTGGAACCCTCCTGGAAGTGCTTCCTGGGGCTGCCATTTATGTCGTAAGAGCCTGCTTCCAGCACCTTCCCAGGGTTGGGGATGCGCTCCTTGCGTATCTTTGCCAGCCACTCCATGATTTCAGGGGTCATAGCCGTGCCTTTTCCCTTTCTTTCAGGGCCTCTTCAACACTTTGAGCCCTGATTTCTACTACCTGGCCCTTCCAACAGAGCTTGGCAAGGTCCAGACTGGCCCTGGGGTGCCAGAGGGTGGCGATTTGGCCCTCCGTGCTGGCACATTCCCACTGGATCATGTCGATCCAGGCGTGGAGTTTACCCCTATCGGGACCATGAGCAAAGGCTTCTATCAAGCCCACGTCGATTCCGGTGGAAGGGTCCCTGGTGTAACCGCCGTGCCAGCCGTGCCTTGACTGAAGCTCTTCCATAACGCTTCTAGGAGCTTTGAGCAGGATCAAGGGCTCCCTTCCCGTGGGGGGGCGCCAATATTTCCTTGGGTTGTTGGCCCAGGAGATGTCTGAACGGCCCGCTTCCTGGCCTATGAGGAAAGGATCCGGAGCGTAGACCCTCCAGGAGGCCTGAAAAGGCCCCATGATGTGGTCGCAGTGGGTTAAAGAGGTGGGGGCGCACCAGAGGGCGTAGAGGGCCCTTAGGTAAGAGCCCCTTACGGCGTAGGCGTGGGTCCTTTGGGAGTTCACGCAGCGCACCATGCCTTCTTTTACAGGCAAAGGGCTGACCATTTGCTGGCCCCCTAACATGAGTTGGTCCCAATCGCTAGGAATCTCTTCTAAGAACTCGTGGATCTTCTGGAGGGCTCCTTCTTCCAAGAAAGCATCGTCTTCCAGGACTAAAAGGGTGCCCACTTCGTCTAAGATGGCCTCTTCGAGGACCCTTTGATGGCTCCTCATGCAGCCATAAGCTCCAGGGCCGCCGTACCAGCCCTCGGGGATGGGGACCATGGACCCGTCCACGGCAGGGAAGACCTCGGGCTTTTTGAAGTTCCAGCCTACTTTCTCCAGGTTCTCCCAGAACCTTTGTAGCCTCTCGGGCCTCCTTCTCAAGTTGATCACCACGACCCTGTCAAAGAAGCCCCCCATGGAGCGTGGACCCCTCTCTCTAAAATCACAGCAAGTCTTGCAATCAAAAAGGGTTACTTCGCCGTGAAGCTCGCACTGGAAGACCTCCAGTTCCTGAGTCTGGCCCCTTCAGCCGGTTTGCTTGAAGTGGGTCTTTACATTGCCATCTTGATCCCTGGCCCTCTTGAGCAAGTGCTTGCAGCTTTTAGGTGGATTACAGGCTTCCTTCTTCCTCTTGGCCATGACCTCTTTTACATGGTTGCCGTCCCTGAACTCCTGCCTGGCCGGGCACTTGTCACAATCAGGAAGGGTGGTCAGGCCCCGGACCCCTAAGGAGCGGCCCATGCCGGCCAGGCAAGAAAAGACGTCCCCTTTCTGCCCGTCCATTTGAACGCGGCCCTCTTTTTCCACCCTGAGACCCAGGTTGACACACGCGCACATGGGACTTCCCTACTCAAAAGATCCCGAGATAATTCCAGTTCCGCCACGTGGCGGAACTGACCTTTTTCATTAGGCTTAAATCTTTAGGTGAGAGAGCATCCTCTTAGATGCCTTGGACTTATGGATTCCTCTGGGACTTTAGCTATCCACTAGTGGTAAACCGAAAATCATTTTGGCCTTTTTTAGGGCTGGGCTTTCCAGCAGCCCATGAGGGCAATAAAGGAGGCGGCTGGGCTTGAGTCGAAGTGGCACCTCTCGAACATGCCCACGCCGTTTGTCTCCCTTAAATCAACCAGGTCATAGCAGAAGCCCGGCCCCCTGCCCTCCACCATGGGGTCGACCAGTTGCCAGTTGGGGTTGGGGAGCCCCCAGCTGGTGGTGCAGCCGGCCAGCTGGAAGGCGCTTATGGCCCAGGTTACGCACAGTTCGCACTTGTACTGGAGTGCGCTCTGGGTGTTGCCGGTGTCGATGTGTCCGACCCCGCTGTTGACGGCGATGGTGTCCAGAGTGCTTATGGGTCCTCCTGAGTAGGCGGCGATCATGAGGCCCCCTTGGACGTCGCCCGTGGCTCCTCCGGGCTGGGGGACGACGGCAAAGTTTCCCGTCGTCGTCAGCCCGGCCGGGCAGTTAGTAATGTAGGCCAAAAGGGCTGAGCGGCTGATCGTTCCGTCGGGCTGGTAGGCGGCCAGGTTCCAGGGCGGCGGGTAACTCAGGGTGGGTCTGAACCCGGGGTCGAATTGAAAGCCGACCAGGCCGGCCACTAAAAACGACCCGGCGGGCGGTGCGCCGCTGGGCCAGGTCAAGTTCAAGAAGATGGTCCCGTGGGTGGTGTTCTGGTCGATCGACGACCGTTGGATTTCGACGATCGGCGGGCAGACCGAGGGCTGGCTAATCGATCCGTAGGAGCTAATGCTTGCCGAGCTAGAGACAGAAGCCGAGCTAGAGCTAGAAGACACAGAAGCCCGGGGAATACAGCAGGGGGCACTGACCAGCATGCCGGCCATGGCGTTGGTGCCGCCAAAGCCTATCCTCTGGCCCGTAAAGCCCCTGCCAATGGTCTGCCAGCTGACCTCCAGGGCGATGCCGTCGCCCACCGTGTCCTGGCCGGAGTCGATCATGCTCAGGGGCTGTAAAATCCTGGCGTTGCCGTTGGCCTCAAAGAAGGCGCAAAAGAGCAAGTTCTCGTTGGCACTGGCGTTGACTCCTGGAGCTACAGGGTAGATGCCCATGGTGAGTTGACTGGCCGCCGCATCGGGGGCGGAAGCGTTTACACAGTCAAGGATGATTCCATCAATCTCTCCAACGCCGCCTCCCCAAGTTGAACTTCCAAAGAAGACGTCCGTGGCGTCAGCGAACTTCCAGTAGCACAGGCCTGTGCCAAAGGAGCCTGCCGCCCCGAAGGGCGGACTCTCGGAGAAGTACTTCCAGTTGGGGTCGGGGACGAACTGGGCTCTGTTCACCACGTTCAGGAAGGCCATGAGCAGGTCGCCGATCAGCGTTCCGGGGGGCAGTGGAATCATGGCGTTGCCATAGGGGGCACTGCCCTTGGAACTAGACCTCACGTAGCAGACGCAGCCCGAGCCCGGACTGCCAGACCCACTGGGCAGGCTCCCTGAAGGCAAACTGCCACTAGGCACGCTCCCCGAGGGGACACTCCCACTGGGTACGCTCCCTGAAGGCACACTTCCCGAAGGCACACTCCCCGAAGGACCTGCCGAAGAGGAAGAGGCACAGCAGGTCATGAAACTTTTCGTGACCTTGTCGCAAATCTTTACTAAATCGCCTTGCCAGTAAATCTCATCCTGGTTGGTGACGTTGATGACGCCGTTTTGGTAGTTGGTGTCAATGACCCTTGGCCTTAAGCCCGTGTGGCCGACCATGTCCTGACACTCTCCGTAGTGGCAGAGGTCCCTGATGTCGGCGTTCCAGGCCGACCTTTGGATCCTGGTCCAGATGGTGCCGTAGTCCCCTCCATGCGCCCACTCCAGGTCATGGAAGCCCTCCACCTCCCAGTTCTGGCACCCGTGGTAGACCTTGTCCAAAAAGCCCACTTGCCAGGAGTACCAGTCCAGGGCTATCTGGTTGGCCAGGGCCGTCATCTCGGCGATGTTAGAAGGGACTGCCAGGCCTCCAGCCCCTCCTCCTCCACCACCTCCATCACTTCCCGGGCAGCAGGTCAGTGTCACACTGATCCCGACCATGGGCAGGGTGGCAGAGCCTCCACTTCCGGGAAGGATGCCCGTGGGGCCCGGGCCGAAGAGCAGGCTATTAAAACTGGCCTCCGTGCCTAAAGTCCCTACGGTGGAGGGTGTGATGGACTCCGTAAAGCCAGGTGGCCCGAAGGAGGGCGTGTTGTCCAGCCCGTGGAAGGAGCACAGGACGAAGTTTTGAGTACTGGCGCAGTTAACAGAAGGGGCGTTGGGGGGCCCGGTGGGGTTAAAAAGGAACGCGGAATCGTCGGGAGTTCCCACGTTGCGAAGGCACACGCAAATGCCCGATATTTGCGTTCCATTGCGCCAGGTGTGAATGGGCGGCTCTAGGAGGCTGACCTTCTTCCAGAAGAGCATGGCTCCTATAGAGGAGCCGCCGGGGGCACTAAAGGGGCCGCTGTCCTGGAGCTTGGTCCAGAGGCCGGGCTCCTGGGTTACAAAGTCGTTGTAGGCGGTCAGGAAGGTAAGAAGAATGTCACCCGGCTGGGCCCCCGCGGGGACCAGAAGGTCAATGCTGGTCCCGTCGGAAGAGGAAGACCCTACGAAAGAGCACAGGCACCCTTCCGAGGAAGAGGGCGAACTGGCCGGGTGGGTGACGTTGCAGCAGGCAACTAAATTATCATGGATGTATTCCGTGTTGGGGTTGGTCAGGGTGGTACTGGGGATGAAAGGCAGAGTGAGCGAAGTAAAAGGCACGTCGATCAGGTAGGGGCCTATTTGACTTTCATCCGTGCAGCAGAGTTGAGGAAAGATGACCGACACCGACTGGGGCAGGACTCCTGGATCATCGACGTCCCCGGCCAGGGCCAACTCCCCGCCCGCGTAGACGGCCGGGTTGGGCAGGCTCGTCAAGTTGGCGCCCACGCTGGCAAAGGCACTCGTAGGACTCTGCAAGAAGACACTGCCTCCCAAGTCCCTAATAAGCCTCATTCCGATACTAGCGGCCAGGGCATCCAGGACCACGGGAAGTTCTTCCCAGTTGGTGGCAAAAGCCCTTGAGGGGAACAGGTACTGGGGCGGGATGGGATCGACACCAATACTGACAGAAGTCCCTGAGACGCTAAGGGCCTGGGAGAGTTCATCAATCAGGTCTTCCCACCGAGTAGAGCCTCCGTTGATGAAAATTTGCGCCGATCTAAACCACCACCAGTACCTGTCGTCGACCAGGGTTAAGAGGTAAGGGGTGGGGATGGCCAGGCCTGTGTCGGGGTCCACGATGTCCGTAATGGGCCTGGCGGGCAGCATCCACATGTCCGTGGCGATCACCCTGTCCGTTTGACCGTCTTCGATGAGGAGTTGACCTGGTTGGTAGACGTCGTCTTCGTAGATGACGCTTCTGATGAGGTTGAGTTGGGGTAGGGAGCACAGAAAGTAGCCCAGGCCGAATCTTGAAGCAGACCAGGGCCAAAAGAGCGTCTGAAGCTCTACGGGCCGGGCCCTCAGGACTTTCGCAAATCCTAATGGTACAAGGCGGTTATGGAGATGCGTCTGGCGGCAGAGGTCGTAAAGGTGACTCTCCGGGATTCGCTGGCGGATGAACCCCAGTACGGCATCGGAGAACGGGTTGTCCAGGGAAACGCCCGCATAGGAGATCATGCTTGCTTAATACATCTGGGTGAGGTCGCGGCAATATTCAATGTCCACCATGAAAGAAGACTTCACCCACTCGGGGTGCTTGGCGTCTTGTTCGGGGTCAGAAAGCTGCCTGACCTTGAGGTTGGTGGCTTGCAGGGTATTTTCGATGTCGTCCTGGGTGAAGAACTCTTCCAGGGCATCACACACTTGATCTTCAAAGACGATGTGCCCGATGTCTTCATCACAAAGCTTGTTCACATCCATGTCCACCTGATCCACCACTAAACGACTTCTCATGATGACCCTGAGCCTGCGCCACCTTCGGTTGTCCAACCTTCCAGCGGAGTTGATTTGCTCGTTTTCAGGCGTCTCTCCAAGCACTCTTAGGACAATGTCATGGTCCCCTGAATGATAGGGTACGTTATCTCTACACGTGATCAGGACGTGGGAAGCGTCCAGCCCTTCGATCCACCTCACCAGTTGGTCCTTGATGCGCAAGAGGATGTCCTTAAAGGAGCTGCGCACCGGGGTGGGCGGCGTCTGGGGCGTGAAAGGCTCGAAGTAGACGGTCATGGTCGCCCTAGCTAATCAAGGAGTCGCTGATCGTAGGAGTGGCCGAACTTGGCAGCTGCAAGGGGGCGCCCTGGTAGTTGAGCGTTCCTATGGAGAAGAGCCTCTGGAAGGCCTTCTGGAAGCCGCCCATGGTGTTAGAAAGGGCCACCGTCCAGGAATCTCCTTTAAGAGGGGCCACCTTGGCTGAGAACACACTGGCCATGGGGCCGTAAGTGTAAAAGGAACTGGCCTTTGCCAGGGAAAAGTGGTCAAAGAACACGCTGGTCCCTGAATCGATGGCTGTACTTAGCCTTATGCGCAAGTCCGTGGTAGGGGGCAGGGTGGAAGGAGTGCAAAAGGCCCCGAAGACGTTGGTGTAGGTGCCCGTCACTGTAGTAAGGGCTTTGGTAAAGGAGTTGGGGTTGCCCTGGGAGTCATTGAGAATGGTCCCTGTGCCATCGACCAGGGCAAACTCGGCCACCCCAGCCAAGGGGGTGGCCGAGACCTTTAGCCAGCCGTTTAGGATGTAGAGGGTGAGTGGGGCTGGGAAGAAGAGCGTGCCCCCGCCGTTGACAATGGTGGTAGGAGCTACTCCAAAGGACTGGGTGACGGCCGTCTTGGTTCCTCCAACGTCGCCTGTAAACTGAAGGCAATTCGTTCCCGTGTAAGAGTTTAGGCTTCCTCCCGAGAAGATTTGCGTGCCCGGCACCCCGGTGTCCAGGTTCCAGTTGTCGGCCGTGTTGGCTGTAGTGAAGGCCTCAAAATCAGAATTCACCAAAAGGTTGCCCTTCTGGTTGTTCCCGGTGGAGTCCACCACGGTGAGGTTGAGACTGGACCCCGAGCCCCCCGGCCATGCCCAGTTGAGGGGGTCCCCCACGCTTGCCAATCCTGTGGCCAGGAAGGTCTCCTGGTTGACCAACGCCCCCGAAGTGGCATCTCGCGTACAGGCGAAGGTGAAGGTCTCGGGCAGGGCGTACTCACAGGCCAATCCTGTGCCCCTTTTGGCTACCAGGACCACAGTGGGGTTGCCCGTGGGGGTGCCGACCATGGTCTGGGCCCCCACGCTCAAAACGCTCTTCTGGACGCTCTGGGAGCCCGAAACCATCTGCTCAATCAAGAGGTTCAGGGCACTGGCCAGGTTGGCTTGAAGTAAAGGCGTGTCCTGGACGGCCATCTGGACCATGGTGTTGATGGCCAGGCTTTGAAGGTAGCCGGGCCACTGGCCTAAAACCGCCTGCATGGCCTCCAGCTGGGTGAAAATGCCATCCACAAGGGCCGAGTTGATGGGCGTCTGGTTGTAGTCTGCAACTACCTGGGCAACTCTCACGGGCAAGACGGCGTTTCCCAGGACGTTCGACGTAACAGAGCCTCCCCGCATGGCGTTGACGTCGTTGAGACTGCCGATCAAGTGGCCCAGTCGGGTGAAAAGGCCGCCCGAGGTGGTCAGGGTGATGGTCATTTCTCACTTCCCTTTACAAATCCGGCCCCGACTCTAACGCCAAAGCCCTTCCAGCCTCCATGACTTTGGATGGGGCCCCTTCGTAGGATCGACTCGTGGTTTTTAGGGGTCCTTGAGGGTTTTTCCATGCCCCAGCTGTACAGTACGGGTCCCGCGCTCATTTATGCCGATTTGGGCGACGGGCCGCTCTTTATCGGAACCTGCGTGCGGGCGCCGGGGATCAGTGTGCGGCCCCACTGGACCGACGTTCATAATGACTTGGGCGGCACGGTCGCCTTCGATGTCCTTTACGAGTCCCAGGAGGCCCTGGTCAGTGGCATCTTGAACCGCTTCAGCGAGGACTTTTATGAACAAATGGCCCAGCGGGCCGACGCGACCACTCCTCCAGTTCCCGGAAACGACATCTCCGGCGACATCGGCAGCCTGATGATTTTTGAAGAGCTTACCTACGACCTGTGGGTAACCTTCCCCTACGCCACCAAGCCCTTCTACTCCAACATCGCCGCTGGCCTGGGGGCCATGCCTTCGGGCTACCACTTCCCGGCCGCCTACCTCATGGGCCCGGATAACCTCCAGATCGGTACCACAACGGAGAGAAAGATCAGTGCCAGCTGGCGTTGCCTGCGCCTCTTCCAGCCCGAGTTTCCCGGCCCTTACAACACCGGCAACTTCTTCCTCTACGACTTCGACTGTTCTGCTGTAACCGGCATCCCCATCTCCTAACCCTTCAAGAGAGAACGACGCATATGGAAGTCAACGACCCCAAGGAGCCCTCTAGTAACGGCCAGGACAAGAGGATCTTCGGCTACTTCGATGGGAATAAGGTCACCTACTGTGACCCCCTGGACATCTACATCAAGTTCTTCCAGGCCCTTCAAGGGGACCCCGACCCCGTCCTTGCCAACGCCCGCTACCCCGAACACCCTGAAAAAGAACAGCCCATGGAGAGGCTCAAGCGCCTGGACGCCACCAAGCAACTGGTGGAGGCGGCCAGGGTGTGCTTTGGATTCGCTCCCGTGGACCCTGCCACGGGAGAGGGCATCCCTTCTGAGGCGGCCCTGGCGGCCCTTTACGCCTGGCTGGACTGGTGGGAAAAAAAAAGTCCGCCGCCCGCTTCAGTGCCGACCTAGCGGGCCAGTACGGGGTAGAGGTCCTGAAGCTGGACTACGAGGTGCAGTTCGGGCTCTGGCTTCAGCTTAGAAGGCTGAAGACAAGAAGAGTGGCCGAGATGGCCGAAGCGATCAACATGGCGCTCTCCACCCAGGACGTGGACTTTGAAGTGGCGGATGCGTTGGCCTACCACGAGGTCGAAGCCAGCGAGATCCTCTTTGTGATCAACTCTGCCTTGCAGCGGGCCAGGCTCAAGAGCAAGCTCAACTACCCCGAGGAGTAGGGGCTAGGTATGCCCACGCCGCAGGAACTCCTGGATCAGATTTCCCACCAGCTGGGCGACCTGCCCGAACGGCTGGCCGTTTTAATCCAGGGGGCCCGCTACGACATCGGCATGACGCCATTCCCGGCCCCGCCTTTTGTAGGCGGGGTGGAGCCGCCCGGACCCGGGACAGGCCTGTCCGGACCGGGCAAGATCCCCGGCCGTGGCCCCATACCTCCGGGACCATTGGGAGCCCCTGGGGCTCCCGGGGGAATCCCGGGCGGCCCTTCCGGCGGCCTACCGGGAATGACTCCGGCCGGACACAGTCTCTGGCGTGCTTCGGAGAACCTGGGCTTTGCCATTGGAGGGATGCCGGGTAGGATCGCCTACTACATGGCCAGGACTCGCCAGATCACTGGGGCGGCCCAGGACTGGTTGAAGGCCTTCTCCTCATGGCAGAAGTCGCGCATTCCTGTGGCTAAAGAAATCACCCCCACCCTTGCTGCCAGGATGTCACCAACCCCGCCGGCCGGCACGCCGGGGCCTGGTCCAATGGGCGGTGCGAAGAAAAGCAAGAGAAAGTCTCCCAAGCCGCCCTCACCTGCCACGATGGGCCCGCGTTTCAGGGCCGCGGGCACCGTCCCCCCGACCGTGTTGCGGAAGCCCAAGACGACTCAGTGGTCGCCCACCCAGGGCGGGCCCAGACTGCCCGAACCCCCCAAGACCGCGGCGCCGCCCTTCGCAAAGGCGGCCAAGGAGATGAAGTCCCTGGCCGGCCTGCTGTCTCAAGTCGCGGCCCCCGGCAAGAAGACCAGGTTGGCAGACAAGAAGACGGTGCTGGGGCCGCCGGAGTGGAAGGGGGCCGGCAGGGGCGCCCAGCTGGGAACGGGGATTTCCGCCCTGGGCCAGGAGAGCGAGGCGGGCTCCGTGCCCGGACTCTTGGAGCAGATGCTGAACAAGCTCGACCTGCTCTCTGACATCGGTGATGCTTTCAAGCACAAGTTCCTCCTGGTGACTGGGGAGGCCCTGACCAAGGGCCTCGTGACGGGCAAGACGACCGAGGAGTTGGGCAAGAGCATCGAGCAGCACATCATCGCGCCCCTGCGTGAACAGGGCGTGACCATGGACGGCAGGTTCTGGGAGGAACTGGGCCACGTCCTGGGCGCCCTAAGGGGGCTCATGGCACTGGCCGGCTAGGAGACTGACATGCACCTAAGCTACAACAACATTGATCTTAAAATTGAGAGAACCTCCGGCGTCGCCATGCAGGCCGTCTACGACCAATCAGGAACGGACCGGCTTTATGACAGGGTGACGATCTCTTTGATTTGCGTCTGGTCGCCCTTTTCCACGGGCTCCCAGACTTCACTGGCCGGCGGGGGCTTCAGGAGTGGGGACTTCGAGCCCCAGGCCCTGACGGACTCCCCCAACGTGGACCCGGCCGTGCCCCTGCCCCCCCCGATTCCGGGAGGGCCGCCGGCACCCCTGCCCATCGGGACTAGGTCCTTGCCCGTTGATACCCTGGGCACCTCTTTGCGAAGGCTGCGCCAGACCCTCCTGGAGCCCAGGCAACAATTGAGAGTGGACATCGGCCCTGATCGGGTGTGGGAGGTGCCCGGCGTCTACTCCGTGGAGGACCCTGTTACAGGGATCAAGCGCAACGTCAGGCTCATGTGCGACCCGGAGAACGGGCCCATCCCCGAGGAGTGCAGGGTCATCTCCATTCATGGGGACAAGGCGGCCATCATCTCCTACAGGATAAGGTTCTGTATCACCGACTGCGTCAACTACGTCGTCTCCAACCGCTGGTCGGTCACCTCCATGACCGACGAGCAGTACCTCACAACAAGGGTCACCACGGGCGTTGCGACCATGCGGCCCGACTTATTGATAGCCAGGGGGACGACGGCCGACGCGTTCCGCCAGAACTTCACCCTGGCCGTGCCGCCGGGCTTTATCAGGAAGAGGGTGGTGGTCAACGCCACCCCCGACGGCAGGGAGATCCACTACCGGGTTGAAGACCGCCAGGCCTACCTGAACCTCACCTACCAGAGCAAGGCCGTGAAGATTCACGGGACGGCCACGGTGGGGGTGGAGTTTCCTTTTAAGAACATTACCGGCATGGTCCGCGCCATGAGTACGGCCGCCGATTACTTGAAGAGCGTGGCATTCCTTGGTGGTTTTGTCGGGAAATTTATCGCGGAAAACCTGATAGGCTCCAGGGCCGGCCCGAGCCTCTCCGACGTCGCCGCCGCCCTGGTCCCCTCCCGCCGGGCCAACTGCGAGGTCAAGGTCTACGGCAAGCCCGACGCCACCCTGCAAGAACTGATCGTGATGGCCGCCAACGTGGCCATTGACCGTTTCACCGTCCGCGGCGTGGCCATCCCCCTGCCGGCCAACCCAGCCGGCAGGGCCCTGTCCGGGTTCGTGAACCTGGGCTTCTTCGTCTGCTCGTGCTACACCACGCAGATTTTCCACACCGACGGACCCGGGCCGGCGATCTTTCTGCGCATGGAGGTCATCCCCTTAAACCCGGCCAACATCTTTAACGCCACCATCGACGTCTCCCGCTCGGGCACGTCCTTGATGAAGCTGGATAAAAATATTCTGGACAGGGGCGGAGGCTTTATAGCCATGGAGCCTTCCATGGCCACTTCCAACCCGAACTTCCCCGGCGGCGACGCCTTTAGAAGTGCCGCCGGGGCCGCTCTTTCGCAGAGCAACGCCAGCCGGGGGACGTGGATGTCGTACCTGGTCACCCAGGCCCTGACTACCGACTGTAGCCTGGTGCCGGTGGTCCCCTGGGCAGACAACCAGAATCCCTCTTTGGGCACTGTGGACGCGGGCGGAGTTCCTACCGGGCTTCCCGGGCCGGACAACGTCGTCACGCCTGTTAACAACCCGGCCTTGCGCACGCCGCCCACGCCCCTGGGAACGCCGGGCACTTCCCAGACCGCTTACGTTATAAACCTCTTCGGCAAGGAATTGCAGATGAAGTAGGGGTTAAACCATGTCTCCCTTTCCCGACGCACCCCAACAAGGCCCGCTCCCGGGCATCGACGCCACCCCCGGCCCGGTCCCAAGCCTACCACCCGGGACTGACGGGTCCGTCCCGCCGTCTGATCTCAACGTCGATGCGGGCCTGTCTTTGACGCCCTACCCCTACGAGGGCTATGGCTGCCAGATCAACTACGCCACAGACTTTGGCCTGGTGGGTCAGCCTGTGGCGGCCCCTTTTAGAAGCCTTCCAACGGACTTTGTGCGCCTGCACACGGGCTGTTGTTTGAAGGTCGTCACGATGGCGGCTACGAGGGTGCTCGCCATGCCGCAGGTCCCCACCTACAGAAACGGCTCGGCCAACGACACGCTTTTGAACATGGAGGTGGGAACGTTCTCCCCGCCCGTCTTGCCGGACGGCACCCCTATTTTTGGGGTGGTGGTGCGCTACACTTATCTCATGCAGCAGTTCCCGCTTCCGGGCACGGACTCTTTTGACTTCGGGGCCCAGCCCCTGGACCCCACCTCGCCGACCGCTTACAGGCTAAACCCCAGTGACTTTGTTGGATTCCTGACTAGCCCGGTGGCTAATGTGACGGGGGCCCCGGCCACGCCCATCAACTTCTAGTTACCACCACCAGCCCCCGTTGGGGCCTCCATTAAAGATGGACCCCCTCCACATTTGATTCCCTCGCGTGCCGAACATCCTCCTGGCGATGACTGCTGTCAGGTAGCGGTCTTGGACGTCTTGGGCAGTCTCCAGGTAGTCCTGGATGAGAGAGGCGACGATGTTCTCCTTCAACCCGAAGAGGGCCTCTCCAGACCTTAGTTTGTCCAGGTAGGCGAAGGCCATCTCCACGGGGGCCGGAAGTGGCTTGGGGTCTCTTAGAGGTCGCCTGGTCCAGAGGTAGAACATGCAAATGTCGCAGACTAACCTCTTTAACCTTTGCTGGCTGGCCCCCGTGAGGGCGGCCAGGTCGTTGGTAGGGGGCACAGTAGTCGGGTCGATGACGTAGCGATTCCCCACTACACAAGCACTCTCCACCTCCCCAGAGGCGTCCATGAGGAGCGTGAAAAGCTCGTCGCTGATTAAAACGTCGGCCAGGGCGACGGGCTTGTCCTCGTCGCTTAAAAGCTGCCCCACTGTTCTCGCGTCGTAGCGCAGGACCATGTCCTGTTGATTCGCGTAGGGGACCAAGGTAGAAACGGGTGTCTGGTTTGGCATGGGTAAAGTCTCCTAATCCACTTCCATCTTGAGTATCCCGTCCTGCTCCAGGACGTAATTATTAGGGGTGGTGGTTATGACGCAAGTCAGGGTGTAAATGGAGCCCGGAGTCCCGCCCGAGAGGGGGAACTGGGCCGTGCTCCCTGAAAAGCCTATGGGGCCTATGTTCAAAGAAGCATCCGTTCCTGTGTAGGTGACACTGGCGGAGGCGATGCCAAGCTCGGCAGGCCTTTCGGAGAACTCCTGGTAATTCCCAAAGCGAAAGTCAAAAAGACGCACCTCACCCGGCTTCTTGAAAAGCGTTCCTATGACTGGGGGTAGTGGGGGCCCGGAGGGCATGACTTGCTCCTAGGGGTTTCTCAACTGCCAGTGCCTTCCGGGGTCCTGGCCCTGCCAGTGCCTTCCGGGGTCCTGGGCCTGCCAGTAGAGCTTGACTCCCCTGATCAGGGCGCCCCCCGTGGCGTTCCTCTCCTTGAAGTTTAGCACCAAGGAGGACGTAAAGCACCTCTGGCCCCTCCAGAGCAGGATGAACATGGCTTAGGCTCCTAGGGCGTCGTTCTGATCACCACGTCCACGTCGTCGGTAGTAGGGGCCGAGAAGAGTAGCTTCACTATTCCAGCATTCATGTCATTCGCACTTAGGTCAATGGCGTAAGTGCCGTTGCCCACTTCCCTTACGGGATTATCACAGGGAACGTAGGGGGCGCCATCCTGGGACTTCTCTGCCACCACGGTGTTTCCGAGCCCTATCGCGGGACTGAAGTGGTCCCTTGAGAGCACCATGGGAAACTCGAAGTTGAGCAAGGCCACGTTCCTGGTAATGCCCGACTGGATTTCCACCCTGCCGTTGGCGTCCACGCTGAGATTAGTAAAGTTGGGCGGCAGGGCGAAGGTGGCCATCCTGCTGGAGACCTTGGCGTCCAGGTTTGTTCCCACGATGAAGCCGGCCTGGCCGGCCATGTAAGTCCCGGGAATGTCCGCGGTCCAGGGATCTCCTGCTGCTGCCGCCGAGTTGATCTTTCCTCCAATGCTTCCCGGCAGGTTGTGCAGGCTCGCACTCACGTCCAGGACCAGGGTGGCCGGGTCCTGGCCGGAGGCGTAGCTCCCCACGGTGGTGTAGCCGCTGGGGGTGATGGCCAGGCTGGAGAAGTTGGTCGGCAGGGTGAAAGAGGCCATCCTGGAGGCGGTATTGGTATCTAGATTATGGCCCACGATGTAGCCGGCCTGCCCGGTGGTGTAGCTGCCCGGGAGCAGGGTGGTCCAGGGGTCGGCCGAAGAGCCACTGGCGTTGATCTTGCTGCCTATGGTGCCAGGGGTGTTGTGAAGAGACGCTGCTACGTCCAGGACCAAAGTGGCCGGGTCCTGCCCCGAGGCGTAGCCTCCGATGGTGCCGACCAGGTTGCCGTTGACATTGCCCGTAACAGAGCCCACCGATCCCACCACGTTGCCGCCGACGTTGCCAGTCACACTGGCCACGCTGCCCACCACGTTGCCGCCCACGTTGCCCGTCACCGAGCCCACACTCCCACTCACACTGGTAATGGTTTGAGAAGTGCTAATGGTGGTGCCTGTGAGAGCGTTGGTAGTGGTCTTGTTGGTGAGTGCCCCCCAGTCCACGCCCACATACCCTGCGGCCCCCGTGGAAGCGGTCCCCAGGACCTTTCCGAGGTCCATCCTCCCAGAGACGTCAATGGAAAGAGAGGAGAAGTTCGTGGGCAGGGTGAAGGTCGCCATGCGAGACCCCACGCTGGCGTTGAGATTATTGCCCACGATGTTGCCCGCGGTGCCCGAGGCGTAGGCTCCCGGCAGGGCGGTAGACCACGGGTCGCCCGCACTGCCGCCCGCGTTGATCTTGGCACCGATGGTGCCCGCCGTGTTGTGCAGACTCGCACTTACATCCAGGACCAGGGTGGCCGGATCTTGCCCCGAGGCGTAACCCCCGATGGTCACGTTGGCGACGCTCTGGGTGGAGCTAATCGTGGTGTTGGTGAGGGCGTTGGTAGAAGTCTTGTTGGCGATGGACGCCCAGTCGATCCCGAAGTAGCCCGCCGTCCCCACCGAGTTGGAACCCTGGATGTCGACCACGTTGACGGAGGGGTAATTATTTCCGTCGGCGATGGCCAGGTGGCCCGACCAGTACAGGACGTTGATGTCGGGGATGCCGTGGATCGCCGTACCGGGCACGCTGAAGGTGTTCCACTGGGTCACGTTGGCACTCACAGTGCCCAGGGTCCCGAAGGGCAGGATGCTAAAGACGCTGGTGGCGTCGGGGGTGGTGGCCCATGTGCCCTGGATGGTGGCCACCTTGGTGCCTGCCACGTAGGAGGCAATGATCGCACTCTCGCCGGCCCCCGTTCCAGAGCGAATAAAGACGATCTGGTTTTGGTAGAGGTTGTCCGTACCAGAGGCACCGGAATCCAGCTTGATGGTGCTGGACGTGCTTCCGGATTGTGCCGTCCCACTGTGGATGAAGACGGCGTCCGGAGGAATGGTGCCTACAGAAGTGCCGTTCCAGGTTAGGACGTTGGAGGAAACGTTCCCTGTTACATCGGTAGAAGCCAGGGTGGCGGGCACCTTTCCTGAAGTCGGGTTGACCTGGCCCGTACCAGTGCCAAAGGTGAGCAGGCCTCCGGAGGCACTGGCCGCCGCGTTGGGCAGGGCGGACAGGCCCATGCGCGTGGCGTCGGTCGGGTCGAAGGCAACTACCTGGATCTCCAAAACGCAAGGCGCCATGTTCGTGGCCCCTTGCAGGTAGACAACTACCGAGCCAAGGTTAGAAAAGCAGGCGTTGGGCAGCCCCAATTGGTACATGCCCTTCATGTTGGTGCCGTCGACGACGATGAAGCCGCTAGAAGTCCAGGTCCCCAGGGTCATGGTCACTAGGGTGATGGCCGTACTGGAGGCGTCACCTTCACGGTAGTAATAGGCGGTCAGGCCGGACGTGTTGAAGACCAGCCCCCCCAGGCCGGCCCCGACGGTACTGCTACTGTCCTGGATGAAGACACTGGCCTTGACGGACGTGGCGCTTTGCTTGACCAGGAGTTTCATGGCATGGCCCCCAGTTCATGGTGCCACGATCGGGGCGGCTTCTCCCACTTGTTAATGGGGTTGCCAAAGAAGGGGCCGCCCGCGGCGCCCAGGCCTGAAAGTTCGGCCGCATTTCGGAACAGGCTCCCCGAGGGCGGTGCGGCGGCCCCGTAGCCTTTTAGGGCCACTAAAATGGTGACCCAGGCGTTGGGGTCATTGGAGGTCACGGCACTGGAGTAGCTGGAAGTGGCGGTGACGACGTTCTCCAGGGCGCCTTGGCCGAAGATCACGGCCGGGTCGATGCCGAAACTCTGCTGGGTGACCAGCCGGAACTTGTTGGTCGGGGCGGAGAAGGTGGGCGTCGTGGCGTCGACGTTGTTGTTCTGAAAGACCAGGCCCACCAGGAGGTCGACGGCGTTGGTGGTCGTTAGCGTCCCCGTGGCCGGGGCGGCACTGGTCCCCGAGTTGGTCACGTTGGCGCCGTCCTGGGGACTCGTGGCCAGGACGCCCTGGTACTCCATCATGATGCAGCCGTTCTTGACCGCGTTGGTCCAGTTGAAGGTCTGGGCCCCCGTCTGGGAGGCGGCGTTGACGGCGTGCAGGACGGCGCAGTTGCCGAAGGTGGCCCCCAGCTGCACGAAGCCCGTTGGCAGGGTCGTGAAGGCCCCGGGGGGGCCGGAGAAGCCGAACAAGGCTATTAAGTAGTTCCCCGTGGCGGTGGGCTTGCCCCAGGTGACGGCCAGGGAGGTGCTGGTCGTATTGGCGTGGGTGTTGTTGGCAGTCTGGATGCGCACGATCGAGGGCGGGGCCCCTTGTAAAAGGAGCGGCCTGCGCTTGCCGATGGCGATCATCCTGGACACGGTTTACCCCTTACTCCTCGCAAATCAAGGCGCCCGTGGCGTTGGCCGTCACGCCGGATGGCAGCGTGATTCTCAGGACGCAGCCGTTGCCGCCCTTGCAGATTAAGAGCACGGTCAGGGGCCTAAAGACCATGGCCGCCCCCATGTAGGTGGGCACTGGAAAGGCCTCCTGGACGGTGAGTACAGTCGGCTCGTTGCCGGCGGTCCAGGCCTTGGCGGCGGTACTCTGGATGGTCTCCGTCCAGTGAGTATCCAAGGGGGCCAGGGTGATGCCGGTGGAGTTGGTGGAGGGCGGGTTGGTGGCCCAGGTGCAGGAGCAGACTTCTACGATGGCCGGCCCGTTGGCGGCGTTGGTGCCGTCAAAGCCGATGTAGAAGCCCAGGACTTTTACGCCCTGGTTGGTGGGGGCCTTGACCCCTACTGTACTTCGTGCAGTGGAGGTCTCGCTGACGGTTTCAAAGGGCGCCCCGAACTGGAGTCCTGCCCTATGGACGGGGATGGAAAAGATGGCCTGTAAGACCTCCTCATCGGGGACTTCGACAAGGTCTTTCATACTCGGGTAGTAGTGCATAAGGCCCCCTAGCCGTCGATGTAGTGCTGGGAGTAGGCGTGGATCATGCCCGGGCAGACGCCCGCGGCCTGGCTCTGGCAGGCGCCGACGTCGTCGTAGCCGGTGGTGGAGATCCCCGGGAAAGTTCCCGGGTAGCCGACCTGTCTACAAGCGGCCCCGCCCCCCGAAGTCAGGGTCAGGGCGAACTGATTGGAGGCCCCGTTGACGAACGGGTCGGAGGTGAGCGTGATGTCATTTTGGCCAATAGGCACCTGGAACCTGTTGCCACTGGTGTTGGAGTAGAAGGCGTTGTAGTCGAAGTCCAGGTTGATCGGGGAGGCCGACTCGTCGGTCGTGGTGGCGTCGATGCCGTAGCCGGCGTTGAGCGCGAAGATGCAGTTGCGGATCTGCCCGCCCGTCCCGAAACCGGGCGTGCCCGTGGTCCTCACGCCGTCCCTGCCGTTGTTATAGAAGTTGCAGTTCCTGAAGGTGCAGCCGAAGCCGGCCCCAGTGAGTTGAACTCCGTCCGAAGAGGCCCCGGAGTTGTTGGCGATGACGACACTGTCCATCGAGAGCCTGTTGGAGCAGGATACTCCCAGGCAGGAGTTGCCGGCGACGACCGTCTCGGTGATGGCCATGGCGTTGGTACTGGCAATGCCGGTGCCGGAGGTCGGACACCCCGTCACGTAGCACCTGGAGACCGTGGTGGGGTTGCCGCCCAGGTTCATGCCGGTCAGGCACCCGCCCGAGACTTTGACGTTGGTGATCTGGGTGTTGGCCCCCGTGGACGAGATGCCGAAGTTGGGCTTGGTGCCCCCCACGCCCCCATCAACGATCAGGTTTCGGTACAGGACGTAGGTGCTTGAGGACCCGTTGATCGCGGCGTTGGCGACGTTGTTGGCCTGCTTCATGGGGAAGTTGGTGAACGTGGTGACGTTGTCCAGGTCCCCCCTTAGCAGGTTGTAGCCCAAAAGGCGGGTGGGCGCACCGGCGGCCCCGGCGGGGATGATGTTCTGGGCCCCGGCGAAGGTCTCCACGCCCGTGTTCTTCAAGAAGACCGTATTAGAACCCACGGCGATGGCGAAGGCGTTGTCGCTGGCGGCCAGGGCCCCTCCCAGTTTCCCCACCCCTGCGGTGGAGTTGAGAGTCCCCAGGGACTTGTCCACGGTTGCGCTGGTGCCGCTGACGCTTACAATTTGCACGGTCTGGACGGTGAAGCCGGTCCCGCTTGAGATGTTGACGTTATTTCCTACGTGATTCTTTCCGAAGGGGTGGGCCGCACTGGTCAGGGTGGTGTTGACGCTGGCGTCGATGTGCAAGTCGGTGTAACTAAAAAGCGGGGCGGCCTGCTGGGAGTAGTCCACCCCCCAGGTGCCGGCCGTGGGACTTGCTACGGTCGCACATCCCGCAACAGTGTTGGCGGTCAGGTTCTTGTAAAGGACGGCCGTGCCCACCCCTGCTGTCAGAGTGGCGGCATTCGCTGCCACGCTGGCGATCTTGTACCAGCCGGGCGTCCAGTTGGTTCCCGACTTCACAAAGACCCAGGCCCCCACGTCCCCTGCTACGAAGTTGTAGCTGGCGCTGGTCACCACTGGGCTTGCGGTGTTTCCACTGGTGGCGGCCAGGTCGGCGGCAAAAGAAGTGTTTCCCGGATCGAAGCCCCCCCCATTAGAGGAGCTTCCCGAGGTGGGCCAGGCCTCCCACATGGTCGTTGCAGCGAATGCCAAAGTTCACCCCCTTTACATGAGGGGGCGCACGCAGCACAGCTGCACGATGGGCCACTGACCGTCATTCTTGATGGCAGTTGAGATGTTGGTCAGAAACGTGTTGAGGTCCAGCACGTCGGCGGGGACCATCAAGTGGGGGGGGCCGTCGGTCCTCTGGTCCGTCCAGGTCGGGTTGGGCTGGGTCAGGGCCTCGTAGATGTCGCCGATGTTCGCCAAGTCGTCCAGCATGGCCGCTTGCAGGGCCCGGATCTGCTCGCACCGGGGGCGGAGCCTCTGATCAACGAACGCCTGGACTTGTGCGTCACTGGCGATGGCCACTAGACTACTCCGGCAGGGCCCTCTACCGCTGGCTTATCAAGAATGGCTTTCCCAGGGATCACGACCTGGCCGTCCTGTGCATGAACTGTCAATTCGGTAAGCGACTCTGCGGTATTTGCCCTCACCAACTTCGCGGTATCATGAGCGGAGACGGAGAGGGTATTTAAGACATAAGAGATCATTGACAAGTTGTAATAAAAAAACCAGTTTCTGGCGCGGCCAAAATTTCTATGGCCTGCTCCGAGACATGGAATTCCGTCCTCTGGTTCTTGGCGTCGGCGAAGGTGTAGACGGCCAGCAAGTACTCATACCAGTAGTACTGGATGGTGCTAAAGGAGGGGGCGCCGTAATTCCCATCGATGCCGCCCTTGCGACTCACTATGACGGCACTGGTGTCGCCCTTGGCGTAGACCCTGTTGGTGGAGGCCGAGCCCAAGATGCCGCCCCCCACCGCGGCCCTGTCGGTCACTCTCACCGTGTCTTCGACCACAAGCTCAAGCCCATAAAGGGTGGTGGGCAGGCCCCAGCGGTCGTTTCCATAAAGGCCCTTGTCCTCAAGCCGGGAGAGCGAGAAGGGGCCGTTGCGGACGTAGTTGTGGATTTCGGCACTTGAACTCATGACCTGGGCCAGGCCCGGCGAGACCACCAGGACCAGGTCATCGGGCTGAACGGTCGCGTTGGTGGCCAGGGTGATCTTGTTCAAGGCGGCCAGGATGCTCTTTTTGATGGCGTTGTAGTTGGAGCTTGCCGGCTGGTCGGACGCAGTGACCCAGGTGCCCGCACCCGAGTTCAGGGTGTTGGCGTCGGCCGTGTTGGCGCCCCAGTTGCCGACCGTTTCGAGTTGCCCGATGATTCTATTAGTGCGATTGGTCATGCACTGCTGGAGCAGGGTGCCCTCCAGGTGGGCCTTGACGTTCCAGCCCTTCGAACCCATGTCGATGGCCTGGTTGCCCAGCATGGTCGCGTAGTTTCTGCGATTGGTGGTGAAGTTGGCGATGGCAAAAGTCAGCCCGTTGTCGTTCTGGATGGGCCGCTCGCTCCCATCGACCCAGAGGGCAAAATCTGCGTCCGCGACCACCCGGGCGGGGGTGTCCCGGTCGATGTAGTAGTAGTAGCCGACGGTGCCCGGGGATTCGATGAGTTGCGTGTAGCGGTTGACCTTGAACTTGTCGGGCCGCCTGATGTAGCTAATGGCCTGCCCCGTCGCCTCCGGAATGATGCCGTCGGTCTGGGAAAGCCAGCGAGCCGTTCCGACTGTGACGTTGGCCATTTGCGAAACACCTCAAAAGGCACAAGGGCCGTGTGGATGTTCGCAGGCCGTCCAAAACCCAGGCTGCGACGTGTTTTGGCCGTCTGACCGGGAAGCTACCCCCGGCTTGGGCCCGACTTTTTTGGGCCGCACGAACACCCGCACGGCCCTTGTGATCTCAAAGCGAGAGTCCCTCAAATCTTGTAGGGCTGGACCTTCATCTTGATCACCTGCCCTAAGGCGGTGCCGTTCTGCTCGGCCTGGCCGACGACATAATTTCCAGTGGTGGCCGCGATGGCCCTTCCATTGCCGTCGGAGGTCAAAAGGTTGCCGGCACTGACGGCCGCCCCGATCTCCACCTGGCAGAGGTCCCCCACTGTAAAAACAGTCACGTCTAATCCTGCGATGGCGGCGAAGCCGTCGTCGAAGCCCGAGAGGGGGGCGTTGTGGGTGCCGGCCTGGGCCACCCCGAAAAGGGGGCTGGTGGCCGCACTGGCCTGGATGACGTTGACGCCCGGCTGCGTGGTGTCGATTAAGACGATCCGGCTGGGCGTTATGTTGCCGTTGGCACGGAACCCCTGGCTCAAAAGTTTACCCTCCCCCTCTCAAAAGAGGGCCTGAAGTTACAAGTTCCAGGACTCAATGCCTGGCAAAGAACCCTGCGATTTCATCGAGCGAGCCCGCCGCGGTCCCGTTGGGCGAGTAGAACATCATGGGGTCGCCGGGGTGCAGGCTTTGAACACTTCCGGCCAGGACGTCGTTTAGGAGTTGTGCGCGGCTGGCCGTGGCCGCGGTGTTGGTCTGCCACTGGGGCTGCCCGGTGGCCGGGTTATTAAGGGAAACTGTTCCGAAGTAGAAGAAGGGCGCCCCCTTCAAGACACCGCCTGTAGGAATGTTGGTGGTCATCGTGACGGCCAGCGTTGAAACACTGGCGACGGTGTCCAGCACCCAGGTGCCGTCCGCCACTTGGTAGACCGCGTAGTCGCTGCCGGCGATGCCGTGGTCGGCCACTTGGGAGGGCGGCACGCCCCCCTGGGTGCCCCCGCCGTACTGGGGGGCCGCCACGATGCCGTTGACGCTGGGGTACTTGTAGTTGGTGGAGTAGATCCCCGGGTCGTCGAAGAGGTTGATGACTGCTTGCCCTGTGGCGGCTGCCGCACTGGTGACAGTCCAGTTGAGCGGGCTCAAAACGCCCACCTTGTGGGCCGTACCTGTTGAAGAGTAGACCAAACTAGAAACGTGGGTGAAGGCCCCCCCACTGGGCCCGACCCAGTTGGGCTTCCACCTGGCATCCGCGGTGTAGGGGATGCACACGCCGTTGGCCCCCCTCCAGGGCGGTATCAAGGCGACGATGGCCGTGCCGGCCGTCTGCGTGGAGGAGCCCACACTGAAAGTCGGGAACGGCATGTCGTTGGAGAAAGCCATTGCTTGTGTCCCCTAACCCTTAGTGCTTGGCGTAAAAGCCCGAAAGATTTTGAAGAACGCCCGCCGCGGTGGTGTTGGGCGAGTAGAAGATCAAGGGGTCGCCGGGGTGGATGCTTTGAAAGCTGCCCCCCAGGACGTCGGCCATGACCTGGGCCCTTACGCTGACCGTCGTAACAGTCTGCCACTGGGGCTGCCCCGTGGCCGGGTCGTTTAGGGCCACCGTCCCGAAGTAGAAAAAGGGCGAGTTTTTGAGTACTCCGCCCGTCGGGACGTTAGTGGTCATCGTGATGGCCAGGGTACTGACGCTGGAGACCGTGTCGGCCACCCAGGTGCCGTCCGCCAGTTGGTAGGCCGCGTAGTCGTTGGCCGCAATCCCGTGGTCTGCGACCTGGGATGGCGCCGTACCCCCCTGCCCGCCCGAACCCCCTCGGACGCTGGCCACAACCCCCCCGGGGGTCGGGTACTTGTAGTTGGTGGAGTAGACGCCCGGGTCGTCGTAGATGTTGATGACGTTCTGCCCGCCCGCGGCGGCGCTGGAGAGTACGGTCCAGTTTAAGGGCCTCAAAATGGCGATCTTGTGGGCCGTGGTTCCCGTCGTGTAGACCAAACTAGAAACGTGGGTGAAGGCCCCCCCCGAGGGGCTGACCCAGTTGGGCACCCACCTTGAGTCGGCGGTGTAGGGGGCGGAACTTCCATCGGGAGACCATGGCGGTATGATTGCGGCAAAGGCCGTCGCCCCGGCGGCCGTGTAGGTGCCCAGGGAGAAGGTCGGGAACGGCAGGTCGTTGGAGAACATGCGCTTTCCCCGCGTGGCTTACTTGGGGGTGGGAGTGGAAACTCCAGACCTACTTGGAAGTCCCGTTGGTGCCTTCCTTGCCCTCTTTGGGGCCGTGCCCCATGGCACTAAGTACGGCCTTCTTGGCGTCCTCCCACTCGCACCAGCCGTGCTCCTTCTGGTAGAGCAGGATCCGGGCCTGGCACTCCCTGGAAAGCTCTCCCGTGTGGGGATCGACGTCGGGCTTTCCTACAACACCGGGCCCCCGGGTGACGGGGATCCTGTTGCCCCCAATCGGGGCCCTTTGATACCTCTTGCGACACCTATCCAGGTACTTCTCCCGGTCCTCGGGCTTTCTCTTTAAGAGTTCTTCGACCTCTTCGGCCCGGTCCAACTCAACATTTTCGCTTTCCAGCTGCATGACCATGCGCTCGCAGTCGGCCCGGTCACGCTCATAGCGCATGACTTTGAGTTCCTTCTCCAGGGCGGCGATCCTGGCGTCGTGCCTGGCCTGTTGAGAAGCCTTCTGGTCCCTTTGCATCCGGGCCACTTGGTCCTTCTTTCCGACTGGTTGCGGCATGGCGTTGGTCCCCGAGAGGGCGGCGGCGTACTGATCCGGCCCCTCTGCACTAGGTGGTTCTGTGGGTGGCACTTCGGGGGATTCTTCTTCCATCTCCCCGCCCCCTTCGGGGTTGGTTGCGCTATCAGCAGCGTAGTGTTTGGCGAAGTAGCGGGCGTAGGGGTGGCCATAGCAGTGCTTCATGTACTGCTCGACCTTCTCGGGATGGGAAGGCTCGGCGGCCTCGCTTTCAGGGCTCTCGTCTTCTATTCCCCCAGGGGATGGTCCTGGTGCGTCCAGGGATGGCAAGTCTTCTCCCCCGCCTTCGGGCCCGCCCTCCTCCTCTGGGTCGCTTACAGGCGGCATGTCGTCGGCCGCCTTGTCCTCCATGGCGTAGCGAATGACCCTTCTCCCACTTTGGTGCATGGCGTAAGTCCATTGTCCGACAGGACGTTTGGGGGTCCTGCGTATTAGGCAAATGGGGTGGAAGAACCAGGCGTCGGCGTCTTCCTCCGTAGCCTCGGGCGGCCAAAGCTCTACAGAAGTGTTGGGGTAGCTCCGGGCCTTGGCATATTCATCGGCCCTTATGTAATAGTCGGCCTTGATAACGTGGCGCTTCAGGCGTGGCTCGTACTCGGTGTGGAAGTTTCGGGAGTAGCCCACTGCTTCGGGCTGTTCAACTTCAGGGCGCCCCGGGCGGGTGTGCCCGATGGCGAGTTGGCAAAGGTTGCCCTGCTCGTCCCGCTCGTTACAGCGTTCAGCAATGTAACGAAGGGCCGGCTCGTTGAAGGTCCTTCTCTTCTTTTCCGTAACGGGCTTGCCGTCCTTGCCCTTTTTGGGCTCGCCGTCCTCGTCAAGGATCGGCTCGTCCCAGACCTCCTCGTGGGCGTCGAAGACGACCCGGTTGGGCACCTTGACGTAGTGCCTGGGGTCGTCCAGTTCGTCCAGGAGTTCTTCTAATTCCTGTGCCATAAGAGATTCCTCGGCGTCTGGGTCTCATGTTCGGGGCTTTGAAACTCCTGTGTCAAGCCATGCGTCAGGCCAGTAGGAAAAGCATTTCTTTCCCTGGAATTCCCTTGGATTTAAGTGACGAGTTTCCAGGGCTTCTGGTGGCCGGTTTTAGTGCCCCTGATGCGCAGCTTATCCCAGACCTGGTGGCCGGGGCTTTTGTCCGGGTGGCCCGCGTAGCCGCAGGGGATGTCTGGGTCGGGCTGGTCGCCGTTGTTTCTGACGTTGAAGAAGGCCAGGGCCAGGTCGGGGTCGATTTCGCCGTATTCGTAGGTCTTGCCGTTTTTGTAGGTGACGTAGAGCAGCTGGTTTTTCTTGTCGTAGGTGATGTCCCTGACGTTGCTGGAGACGACGGAGAAGGTGGCCATCTGGTTGATGAAGAGGTCCGCCAGTTCGCCCTCGGGGTAGCTCGCTTGGGGGGTTGGCTCTGGCTCTTCGACGAGGGCCTCTTGGGGCGGCTGGGCCTGTTCTTCTGGGGTTTCAAAGACTTCCCAGCCCTCCTCTTCCGGGGGGGGTTCCGTGGGGATGGGGCCTTCTTGGGCCAGGAAGTCTTGTGGGAGTTGTCCGGGCAAAGGCGGCATGCCCGCGGGGAAGGGGCCCGTAGGCAGGCCGGGGGGAAGGGGCAGGGCTGGCATTCCAGCGGGGAATGGTCCGGAGGGGAAAGGCAACAAGGGAGGGGGCTGTGCCGCCTTTTGCTTGCCGACGGCCTTAAGCAAGGCCTGGAGTAGGCTGATGAGAATCATGACGGCCGATTCTAGGAATCTCGGCCGTCCAGGTGCGAATCAAAGTTGTTCGACGAGTTCGTAGTGGTCCAGGGGGAAGTTGGACATGACGTCCTGGGTGTGGGAGCGGGCCTCTTTAAGGCTCTTGAACGCCCAGCCGCCCAGGCTGACCCAGGACTCGCGGGAGATGCCCCAGCGGCAGTCACTGGGGGGGTCGAAGGCCTCCCTTTGGACCAGCCACTTCTCGGTGGCGTTGGGCCAGGACGCCTCCTGGGGGCTCTGGGGCGGTACGACGGGTCCCGTCATGTGGACAATCTTGACGCGGTAGAGGAGCCCGAAGTGCTTGAAGAGTCTCTTTTGACAGCCGGGGTTGATGCGCATCCTGCCCTTGAAGAAGTCTTTACTGTACCCATAACGGTAGCCGTCCGTGCGAATGGTCAGCCAGCCGCCCCCCACCCACACTTCGGGATCGACCTTTCTAACGTGTTCAGACCTCTTGTCGCCCTGCTCTTCCAGGAAGTCGGCAAAGATCACCCTGGTGGCGTCCCACTCGGGCCACTCTTGAGCCGCCAGGTCCCGCAAAAAGGGGACGTGTTTGGGGTCGTTCATGGCTCACCTAACTTTTTAGGCTTAAAAAGAATAGTCAGTTCCGCCACGCGGCGGAACTGACATTTTCTCTTAAGCTTAAAAACTTCTGCCATTAGTGCTAGGCCAGTTCTCTAAAAGAGACAAGTCCCGCTTTTGACGGGACTTGCGTCCTGGGCCACTTGAAGTCTGCCGGTCTTTAACCGACTTCAAAGGTGCGTTAGTGGTTTTCCGAAATTCAATGCCGGATTTTCCAGGTTGAATTTTCACCCTAGGCCGGCTGCACGGTCAGTCCGGTGGGGCCGCCGGGGTTGACCGTGAAGCCCACGTCGCCCGTGAAGGGGCCGAAACTGCCGTCGTTGGCCGTCATGGTGACGGTCACCGTGGCCGCCCCCTGCTTGTTGCCCTGCACGGTGAAGGTGGTCGCCCCGGTCACCGTGGAAGTGACGTTTCCCGAAGGGTCGTCGGCGGTGGCGATGGTCGCCGTGGCACTGACGTCCAGGATGTCGCCGGCGGCGTTGGTGGCGTAGCAGATGTAGCCGTTGGGCGTGTTCGGGTCATTCGTGATGGTGAACTCGTTGACCGGGTCGCCGGCCATCGCCTTGCGCTTGGGCTTGAGCCCCTGCTTGACCCGCAGACGCAACTTTCCTGCCATTGCTCTCTCTCCTTACTTAGGGGTTGGGATTGGGCGGGGCTGGCTTGACGGCGATCCCCGTGGGGATGTCGTCGGTCGGGTTGTTCATGACCTCCTGGATCAATTTCACGCTTTGGTCCAGGCCCTCCAGGGAGGTCGCCATGCGGTCGAGCTTTTGGTTCATCCCGTCCAGGGAGGTCGCCATGCCCTGGAGGACGTCGATCAGCTTGTTGAACATTTCCAGGCCGGCCAGGAACTGCTTTTGGATCTCGGCGATCTGGGTGACCGCCTTGATCTGATCTCTCTGGTCCACGTCGGCCTCCTAATTCCCTAGGGGCTTTTACAAGAGCTTACACGTTGTGAACCAATTTATCCAGTGAAAAATGGATTAAGGCTTCCCATTCAAGGCGAGCCTCTCCCGTTGATAGATCAGGGCACTGGCCCGGTCGCCCCTGAGCATGGCCTCCTCCTGGCAGTGCATGAGTTGTGCCGCGTAGTCCTCGCGGGACCTGGCGATCCTGCCCCTGCGTGGCTCCCTGGGCTCCGGAGTCTGGGGGCCCTTCTCTTGCTTTTTCTTCTCAACGCCCAGTCCGCCCGGTTCCAGGTAGTCCTGGGGCTGGCCCTTGTAGGGGCGTCTCAGGAGGTCGGCTTCGACGGCCCTGTCAATGACCTTCTCCATTTGCTCGGGGGACAGGCCCATGGTCTCCAGGAATTCGCGGGCATCCCGCAAGGACAGGATTCCTTCCCCCTTGGCACTCTCGGCCCTCTTGCGGGCGAAGCGGGACAACTGCACGGCCAGCACCTCGATGGGGAACTTGGGCGTCTTGTGTTCTTTCAGGGCCTCTTCCTCGGTCTCCAGCCTGGGCTTGCGCCCCCTCTTCTTGGGCTCTTTGGGCACCGTGGCCGGGACGGGCTCCTCTTGAACAGTCTCCCTGGCCACTGGAAGAGTTGACTTGGGGGCGGGCGTGGACTGTTCCTGGGAAGCGATCTTCAAACCCTCCTCCCAGGGACTCTCTTGGCCTGGCTCTTTTAACTGGTAGACGTCCCGGCCTCCCCTGGTCTTAGATTGCAGGCGGTCCTGTTGCCTTAGGGCGTTTAAGTTGGCCGCCAGTTGGGGGGGCTTCATTCCGGTCGCCTGGGCCAGCTGCTTGATCGTCAGCCACTGATCGGGCTCGTAGCCGAATGCCGCCTCGACCTTCGGGTCAACTTTAGGAGGGGGCTTGGGAACCGGTGCCGCTGCTGGGGCGGGTCGGGCTTCTTGCGCCTGGGGAACTTTAGGAGTCGGTGTGGGCGTCTGGGTGGGGGCCTCCCCTTCCAGGAGGTTCAAGTAGCCTATGGGAGTCTCGCCCTCTCTTTCCAAGATGCCGGCCTCCCACTCCTGCGGGTCAATGCCCCCTCTCCCCTCAAAGGCCACCCCGGAAACAGTCTTGCCCCTGGCACTCTTGATCAGGGCGTCTTGCTCTTCTCTGCCTTCAATGCCGGCCCTGGCCAGTTCCCTTCTCACGTCTAAAAGGGGGACGGCCATTCCATGACGCCGGTGCTGACCAACGATCTGGGCCAGCAACTGTTCCGGGCTTTGTGGAGCCGCCCCCCCGGTCTCGGCCGCCGGGGGAAGTTCGGCCGGCGGCCGTTCCGTTGGAGGCGGCTCCTGGAGCGGTTCAACGGGCGGCTCCTCTTGTGGCTTGGCTTGGGGCAACTCGGGCAGGACGTCCGGGCTTAGAAGTGGCTGGGCGACCTCCGAAGGGGTGGCCCGGTAGACGGGGGGACTTACTTCTTCTTGCCCCCCTTCTTGGGCACCCCCGCCACCCTCATGGCGATCGCGATCGCCTGGTCCCTCTTCTTGCTCCAAAGCAATACGCGCGAGGTCATCCAACGCCCGGTGGTCGCCCGCACAGCCAGCGTCCAGCATGGCAGAGAATAGGTCTGCGTTGGAGCGCGGCATCGGTTACTTCTTCTTGGCTTTTGGTTTAGGCTTTCCCGCAACTCTCATGGCAATTGCTACGGCCTGTTTTTGTTCCTTGCCTTCGTGGCGAAGTTTTCGTATATTGCTTGATATACGCTTCTGTGACTTTCCCTTGGGAAGTGGCATGACAATGAGGCTCCTAAAGTCCAAAATGATGGCCTGCGTCCAGTGCAAAAAAGAGGTGCGGATCCGGCCGTACCGTTTTCACTCATTCCGCTTCTGCTCCCGGGCATGCCTTTGGCGCTGGCACAACGCCAATGACCGCGTTCTCAAGACCTGCGCCATCTGTGCCAAGGAATTTTTCGTCATACGATTCCGTGAAAAAAGGGCAAAGTACTGCTCCAGGACCTGCTACTACAAGGCGATGACGCGGGTCGGTACCATAGACGTTGAATGCTCCGCGTGTGGAAAACACTTCATGAGAGCCCCGTCGCGCAGTAAGTATCCCAACCCGTGTTGCAGCATCAAGTGCCGCGGGCTGCTCATGCGAAGGGAGCAACCGGGCTCGGCAGCCAGCGCTAGGGCGTGGTTTTTGCGCCGCGGCTTCATAATGTCTTGCAACCGGTGTGGCGACAACAAGCACCCCGAAATTCTTATCGTCCATCATAAAGACAGAAACAGAAAGAATAATGCCGTCTCTAATCTAGAGATCATCTGCCCTTACTGCCACGCCCTTGAGCACTACTCGTGAGGAAGTCCACTTGCCTTCATGCCCTCCTTTAGAGCACAGGACTCCTTGGGTGGCATAATTTTTAGGGCTTTGGCCACGTCCGCCATGTCTCGGGCCGTTGCCCCGTTCACGTCTTCTGCCACCTTCCGAACGTGCGCCCGCGCCTCCTCCAGACTCATCGGCCGTTCTTCCCCGCCTTCATCTCGGTCTTGATGTTCTTGCCCTTTTGTAGCGGCACCTTCCACCTTCCTTTCTGGTTGGGGCCCTTGGAGGGTTTCGGGCGCTGACATCGCAGCCTGATCCACCTCCGCCAGGCCCATGATGAAGTGAAGTCTTGACAGGGTCTTGCGATCCTTCTCAGGCAGGACGGCCCCTTCCAACCTTCCGGCCAGCCTCTCCTCTATTAAGTTGGTCAACTCCTCAATGCGGTGCAGGGCGTACTTGCCGTGGTAGCCCCTGAAGGCCCTCCAGGCCCTTTGCGCCTTGGCTTGCTGTTCCTTGTCCAGTCCGTGCTTGGAGGTGAGTTCCGAGAGTCTTGCCTTGAGCCCCCCTTCTCCTGAAAGGGTGGGGGTGGGCCTTTGGGGCCTCTTGGCCACCTTCTCCTGGACCTTCTTTTCAGAACGGGCCTTGCCCTCCTTGATCTGATCTAGCTGTTGCTTGGCCTGCCTACCTGCTTCTCCCTCCTGCTGGGCCATCTTCTCCAGGTTGCCCATGACGTCGGAAGGTATCCACATGCCCCCCTTGTAGTTGGCGTCCCTTCCGAGGTGGGTGCTGAAAAGGGTGGCCCGGAACCCCGCCGGGGCGCGTGCCCCGCCCATGTACTGGAGGGGGGCCCCCTCTCTTATGAAAGTAAGGGGGCCCTTGCCCGAGGCGAGCCTGGCGTCCTCCAGCCTCTCGTGGTCCTCAAGGCCCATCTCTTTAATCACGTGGGGCGGGATCAACTCCCCGCCCCTGTAGTAGTGCATCCCGATCTGCACCCCCGTAAGTGGCGCCCTGACCCTGGCATATTTTTCAGCATCCCTGTGCCGCCACTTCCTTTTCGCCTTGGGATTGTCCCAATATTGGCAACACTCGTGTGGGTCGACCGGCTGGTCCACATCCTCATTGGTGCAGTAGTCATTATCAGAGTCCATGTACATGCAGTTGGAGCAGGAGGTCCCCTCTATGTCGTCGGGCAGCTTGACCAGGTCGGCGTCCTTGGCCCTCTGGAGCCTGGCCTCTTCGGAGTCGTCCCTGCCCTGGGGCACGGCGTGGTACCTCTTGACCTTGCGGGCGTGCTCCTGCCGGGCCTTGAATTCCGTTTTGCTGGCCTGTTTGTGGGCCTCGTCGTAGCCCATGCCCCCCTTCATGAGCTTCATTTCCGTTAGCTCATGTAAGAGGGTGAACTCCTTCTCGTCGGGGTCCAGGGTGGCTTCTATCCAGACCTCGCCCTGGGGGATCCACGGGTAGACTTCGGGGTTGCCGCCCTGGGTGAAGTCGGTCTTGAAGTGGTCCCTGACCTTCTCGCCGTTGACCAACTTGACCTGGAAGCCGCCCCTTTCTCCCCCATCCCCCACGTACAACTCTTTGGGCGTTATGGCCTGTGGCGTCTCGCCGCCTTCCCTGCCCCCGTTGGCCAACTCGGAACGCTCCCTTTCTTTCCTCTCTTCTTGAATGCCCTCGTCGTAGGCATCTTCTGGCGACTTGCCATTTTCAAGGGCCCGCATTCTGGTAATGGCGTTGTCGATGAAGAACTGCCTCTCCCCCTCGGGAGTGGCATCGCTCACCCAGATTTCCCCCTGGGGGACGATGTCAAAATCATCGTGGATGGCATAAGAGCCAAACTCCTCCGTGGAGAGGGAGTGGCTTCTCAACCTGTCCGCGTCTATGATTTTGACAGTAGGCTCTTTGAAGTGCTCCCGGGCGTATCTGAGGGGGGAGCCCTCCCTGACGTATTCTTCCCCCTCTTCGCCCCCTTCTTGCTCAGAGGCGTGCAGGGCCTGCCAGCCCTCCTCGCCACGCTCTATGATCCAATCACTACCTTCAAGTTCTTTATCAGCACTGTGGATCTCCTCCTCGGGGACGGCCTGGCCCGTCCTCTCCAAGAGGTCGAAGACGTCGGCGTAGAGTTCAGCCAGGGCCCTGGCGTCCCTGGAGTGCAGGGCCCTTTTCTGGCCCACTTCCTTTGGGGCCTTATCCTCCTCCATGAACTTCCTGGCATCTTCAATAGCCTCCTGGGCCTTTTCGGGGGTAAGTCCTAAAACGTGGACCAGGTAGGCCCTGGTTCCGGCTAAACCTTCAGGGGTGTCCAGGACGTTGCCTTCTCCTTTGGGAACTTCTCTTCGTCCTGCGGCCGGTGCGGGTTCTTCTTCAAGGCTGAACTCCTCCTCCTCCTCTTCCTGACCCGGCCCTTCCTCCTCACCCCGGAGCGTGAATTCCTCATCGTCTTCTTCTCCCCCTTGCGAGGCTGGTTGTCCTTGCAGGAGTAGCTCGCCCGGCAGCTTCAAGACGGCCTGCACCAGCTGGGCCCTGGAAGAGTCGTCTGCCAGGGCGGCTGCTGCTAAAAGGGCCGAAACTTTTAAAGCGGCCGGGTGTTCGGAAAGTTCTGGCATACGCTTTAACCCTCAGCGCTGACCACACTCGTTACAGGCCAGGCAGATGCGCTAGGTGCTTGCTTTAGCTGCCGCAGACAAATTTAGCCCCTGCACGGGCACGTTAGGATCCGCCCAACTGACTTCTAACTTTCTGGGCGATGGCCATGGCCTCTTGAGGAGGACGATCAATCTCCAGGACTTCTAGTAAGGTCTTGACCTCGGGGGAGGAGAGCTTTGAAACACCGTCCGCGATCTTCTGGATGTCGGGGGCTTTAATGGTGTCCAGGTCCAAACTTTGAATGAACTTGGCCAGCGCCATCACCCCCCCCGGGTCCAGAAGTCCCGTAGGCCTGATGGTAGTATCATTCTCCACGGTCACGGGCCCCCTTCCCGTTCCCGGTTGTCGGACTTGGAACAAGGTCTTCCCCGTGGAGCTATCGTGCCACTTGTACTTGTTGGTGCCCGGCACCATGGGCCCCTTGTGCCAGGCGTAGGTCTTGGGGGGTGACGACTTTTGAACTGGGGGAGGTGCAGTTTTGGCCCGGAGAGGTGCAGGTGTTCCCGGCTTCAACCCGGCCCGGCGCATGAGTTCCAGGATTTCTTCGTCAGATAGTTCGGCAATCCTTTTAAGCATGGACGCCCGCTCCTCGTCGTCCAGCTTGTCGGCCAGGTAGAGTACCAGGGCGGCCCTCATCGCACTGGGGCTGTCTAAAACATTCTGCGCCATTCCAAGTCTCCTTTATGCGAAAACGCCCCGGTGGCAGGTGAACAGGTCGTTCCAATCAATGTCAGTTCGGACGTCATTCAGGTGGGCGCTGACGGTTGAATGGACGTTGTACTTGCGCCTCTGTGGGAACTTGCGAAACCAGTCCATGCTCTGGCACTTGGCCACCTGGGAGACCTCGTCGTTGACCGAATCCTCGGTTCCCAATTCAATGTCGCCCGTCATGGCCACTCCCCTGAAGACGACGATGGTGTCGTGGGCGGAGTGTTTGGGGGCGTGTAAGAGCCACAGGGGCTCTCCTCCCAGGTCCAGGTAGACCTCCCTGTGCGGGCGCAGGGACTGGGGGCGGTGGAACTTGATGCCCCTGATGTGGCGGTTGAGCCGGTACCACATTTTCTCGTCGAAGTGGTCCTCGTGCTCGTGGGACGCGGTGGCGTGCCTGAGTTTTACGCCCAACTCTTTAAGGGACCTTTTGACCACGGGCGTGGTCAGCCCCGGGGGCAGTTCCAACAGCATGGCCTCGCCGTTGTGGTGGAGAAGCCAACTGCCCACGCCATCTTCTTCATCGGGAAACCTCCCGACCAGGTGCCAGCCGGGCCAGCGGGGGATGTCCATGCTAACCTCGCCGCTTCTGGGACAGGAGCCTTTGGATGAACCTCACGTGGGCGGGAGTCCTTCCTGTTAAGTGGGAGACGTAAGCATCAATGACGAAGGGGTTGTCTTCCAAATACCCGGAAGACCCCGTCTTGTTGGCCGGGTTGGCCTCCACTACTTTGTAGCCCTTCTCCGTCTTCACAACGTCGGGGGCGTAGATTTGCCCGTTGCGCTCGCTCTCGGGCAGGGCGTTGATGGCGTCCACGGCCGCCTGGGCCATCGCCCGGGTGTCTTCGCTTTCAAAGACGACTGGAAGATCATGTTGCTTGAGCCACGTGGAGTGGGGGACGGCTTCGGCCTTGCCGTTCCTGGTGACGATGTGGACGCGGCCCTCCTGCCCGGGCTTGATGGTCATGCCCTTGGCCCTGTCTTCATCGGAGATGCCCACCACGGGGAAGGCCGGCTGGGCCATGTACTCCTTGCCACTGGCCTTGCCGTTTCTGTCCAAAAGGGCGGCCCCGTGTTCGTTATCGGCCACGGCGGCGGCACTGTCGGCCCACTTGCGTGCGGCCCCGTAGATGGTGTCCTTGTACTTCCGGGATCCGAAGTCATAGTCCGTCCCGTCCCGGTACCGTATCCCGATCACCTTGTCGTACCTGTTGCGCTTCAGGTGGAAGCCGTAGCGGGCCAGGTGCTCGCCCGCGAACCAGATGGCGTTCTGGGCCTCGTGCTTCAATTGGGCCGCCCTCTGCGGGAAGAAGATGCCGTGGCCGGCAAACGCATCATCCCCATAAGCCTTGACGATCCACTGGCCCTTGCCGTACTTCTCGTCCAGCCTGTTGATAACGTCGTCCGTTAAGTGGGTGACCGGCTTGCCCGCCAGGACGTTGACGTCTTCGCTGGACTCCAACCCGGGCAGGTGCTTGGACTCTTCCAACTTATTCTTGAAATTGGGGTTCTTGGGCAGGTAGTCGCCGGCCAAGTATTCTGCCTCACTGCCCCGGGCCACCTGGCCTTGTGCTCCTGCAGGGCTTTGCGAGGAGACCAGGGTCTGGCCAGCTTGGGGCATGGTCGATGGCGGCATTAAGGTGATGCCGTAGCGGTCCAGGTAGTTGGAAGCCCACTGGCCCATGGAGGCCGTGCCGTCGTCCTCGAACCAGGCCCCCTCGTACTGGGCCCCCTTGCCGGATCCTAAATCACCCCCCAGGGCCTCCATGGCGTCCTTGACCCCCACGTCGTTGACGTGCTGCCTGAGCCTGCCCATCCAGTCGGCCACTTGATGTTGGCCAGTATCCCTGAAGTGCTTTTCATACTTGTCCAGTCTCTGGTTAACCCGCTCTATTCCTGCGGGAACATTTCGAGGAGTTCTCTGACCAGCGGGCTGACCGACGCCCTGCCCGCCGCCAGCGCCCTCTGGAGCAGCGGGTCCTGTAACCGGCGGTGCCACTGCCGGGCCAACTCCCGCAGCTGGTTCAGCGACTCCTCCGGGTTCTCTTGAGGGCTGCCCAGGCTCTGGACTTGGGGGGGCCGTGATGGCGGCTTGGGGCTCATGGGCTTCTCCCGAAGGGGGCTCTGGTGTCTTCTCGCCGACCGTTTCTACTTTAGGGGCTTGGGCCTGCCTCTTGGCCCACAGTTCCATGAGTTTGGCCTTGTGCCTGGCCATCCTCTCTTCTTTAGTCTCTTCAGCCTTTTCTGGCTTAGCGGATGTCGGTCCGACCCGTGGCGGTTTAGGAGGGAGCGGCGCCGTCTCTGCGGCAGGAGGAGGTTCTTCCTCCGGCTTTTCTGGTCCTGCCTTCTTCTCCGCAGGCGACCGTGTGGGCGTGACGGCGGGGGTCAGTCCAATTGCCGCCAGCTTCTGGCGGGCCTCCTCCAGGTAGCCTTCATACTCCCGGACGTTGTTCTCCCGGTCCCTGAAGCCCTGCCCTTCCGGACCGGGCCCCGGGCTCTTGCCACTGGGGAAGGCCTCTTGAAGTGCCTGCCTCTCCTCGGCCAGCCTCTTCTCGTACCTCTTGTACAACTTCTGCAACCGCTCGACTTCAGCTGGGTCGGGTGCAGCGGACTTTTTTTCCACCGCCGGCACGGTCTTGGGGGGCTCGGCTGGCTTCTTTTCCGCCTGCCTGGCGAGTTCCGCCTCAATGACGCCACGCTCTGTCCGCAATTCTCGGATAAGGTCACGCCGGTTGGCCCACTTGATAGTGTTGTAGGGGCGCCCGGCGTTCTTTGCCTCGTCCTCCGCCCTGAAGGATTGGAGTTCCTGGTTCAATTCGCGGCCTATTCTGGCAACCTCCTTGTTCAATTCTTCTATCGGCTTGTCCCAGTACTTCCTCTCGTAGTGCGCCTCGGTGGTGTTCTCCTGGCTGGGACCCTCCTTGGCTTTAAGTTCCCCCGCGGGCGGGGCGGGGGGCCGCTGGGCTTCAGGGGTGGGCGCGAGCGGCACGCCCCCCACCCTAGCCTCTGTTGGAGGTGCGGCGGCCGGAACTTCCCGGGCCACCGGGGCCTCTGTCGCGGGCGCCTCCGCCTTCTCGGCGGGCGGCGCCGGCGGGGCAACTTCCCCGGCGGGCTCGGCCTTGACCGGAGTTTCAGTGGGGGGTGCCGCCCCCGCCTCGGGGGCCGCCCCGGGCCCGAGGTCCGGCATGATCTTCTTGTTGATTACCTCCCTGGCGGACCGGTCGTCCTTGCGGTCCTCGGCGAGGAACGTCTCCGCGAGCTTGATGGCCTTCTCCAGCTTCTCCTTGGTGGCCTTGTCGTACTTCGTCTTTTGGAAGACCCCCTTGATGTTCTTCAGGTCGGCCCTGACCTTCTCCAGGGAGGCCTTCTGCTCCTCCTCGGTCCTGGCCCTGGGCGCGCCCGCCACGGTCTCCTTGGGCGGGGCCGGCCTGGGCGTTACCACCGGCTCGGCAGCGGCCTCTTCCGCGGGCGGCCTGGCGGCAGGCGATGTCACCGGCTCGACAGCTGGTTCCCCCGTTACCTCCTTGGCGACTGGTAGCGCCTGGGCGGGCGGCTGTGCCCGGTACTGGTCGATCGCGTCAAAGACGTTCTGGATGGAGTCGATGTCCCCGCGGGCGACCCGGCTGGGGACTCTCAAGCTCAGGAAGTCTTTCAGCCTCTCGTAGTCCGGCTTCGGAATTCGGTCCTTGACGTCTTCCAGGGCCTTCAGGTACTCCCTTGCCTGCCTGGGGGCCTGCTCCTTGTAATTGTCCTTGGTCAGCTTCTCTTCGGCGCCCGGGGGTGGCGGCGCCTTTGGCGGGATCTCCGCGGCCCCCGTGAGGGTCCCCATTCCGGGCGTGGCCCGGGTGGGCTCGATGATCTTCCCCCGCTTCGGCATGGGTGGCGGCACGGGCGGCACTTCCTTGGCCACGGGCACGGGCCCTGCGGGCTCGGGCGCCTCGGCGGGGGGGATCGGGGGACCGGCCGCGGCGGGCGGGGCGGGGGCGGGTTCGGCGGGCTTGGCCTCTGGAGTTGCCTTCTTGGCCAGGTAGTCCTTGGCCCTCTGGGGGGCGTTCTCCGCGGTCAGCGGCGTGGCGGCCGGGGCTTCCGGCTCGGCGGCGGGGCCTTCAACGGGCGGCTTGGCCTCCGGCGGCTTCTTGGCCGGGCCCTCGGCGGGGGGCGCGGGCGGGGTGGGGGCGGCGGCCTCCGCCTCCCCGGGGGGAGCCGGCGCCCTCTTCTCCAGAGGTTCGCCCGCGGCCGACGCGGTCTTGACGGCCGCCGCCTCCTTCTTGGCTTTCGTCAACTCTTCGAGGGCTGGCCCTTCGGACATCTCTTCAGAGATGTTCCTCTTGCGCAAGTAGTCCCTGGCGTCGTTCATGTCCTTGATGCGTTCGACCCATTCCTTGGCGTTCAAACCGTGTTTGGCCAGGACGTCGCCGATCTTCGACAGGTGGCCGTGGCTGGAGAGTTCCTTCCGCTTGTCCGTCCACGGGCTGCCCATGACCTCGTCGAGTTTCCTCATGCTTTCGCGGACGGCCGCCTGGCCCTCTGGCGGCAGGATGGACAGTTCGTCGTCCAGATCGAGGCGCGTGTCGCGGATCTGCTTTTGCAAGTTGGTCGGGTCAAAGGCCGGCGTGGCCGGCTTCGCAGGTGCGGCGGGTGCCGGCGCAGGCGCCGCAGGGGCGGGAGTCGGGGCGGGG